TCTTTACCCATGATTCTTTTGATTCTATTCTCTGGCATACTATCGATTTCCTCGCAGAAATCTAAGAAATCTTTAGTGCTTTTAAACTTTTCAGCTTCATTAACAGATTCTTTCATTAATGCTAAAGCACCTAATTCGCTTAATTTAACTTTTGCTCCTTTATCTTTACCGTTAGCCGAAGAATGATACAATAATCCAGCACTGAATAATCTTTTGTAAACTTCTCCTTTAACTAAATCAAAGCTAATAGCATTACTCGTATTGTCCCAGTTATCAACGACGTATTCTGGCTCAATCCAACCATAACCGCTTTTAATATTTTTAATTAACGTTTCAACGTCTACATCAAATTGTTTTGTAGCAGCCTCATAAACAGTATCGGTAACGTCTTCTTTGCTATTAAATTTTTTAGTAAGAGATTTTACTTGTTGTAATAATTTAATAATAGAATCTATGTCTTTTGGGTCAACATCATTTCCGGCAGCAAGTCTACTATAAAGAGATTGCATGTTTTGGTTTGCAGTATATAATTCAGTTCCAACAACATCTTTTGGTAATCTATAGAATGCTTCACTGACTACCAATTCTAAATCTTTATCTTTATCAGCAATTGTAGCATCGAGTTCAGCTTCTAATGCTTTCTTTTGAGCAGTCATTTCTTTTAATTTTCCAAGTAATGATTCTTTAGCAGAACCTTCAGCAGCTTTCCAATTCTGTGCGGTAGCTTGCATTGAAGTTGTTAACTTAGACCAGTCATATTGAATTTTAGCAATTGAACGAGCTTCATCAATAGATTCTACTGATTCATTTTTCTTTTGAGATGCTTTTAAATCTTCAAGTTCTCCTTTTAATTTAGGGTCTAATTGTCTTTCAATTCCCCAGTTAAAACTTGCATTTATTAACATGTTCAATGGTAAGTTTTCATTTTTCTTACCGAATGCAGATGTGTTAATCCAGTTTAAAAAATGATCAGCTAAATCTTTTGATAATTTAATACCTTCTGCTCTTGAAGAATCTCCATCAACGATAGATTGAAGTATCTTTTTAGCCATTCCATGTGAACCTTCATTTAAATTTAAATCTTCTTCAACTTTATAAGTTTCACCATCGAATTCGAATTCATCTTTTCCAGCCTCTTTTGCTTTTTTAACAGCATCTCCAAATGCATTACCTTCTTTAAGACCTGTATCTTTTTTAATGGTTACTTTGTATTTTTTACCATTAAATTCAAACTCAGATTTTCCGTCTTGCTTAGCTTTACTGGCTGCAAAAATAAATGCATTTCCCTCTTCTAATTTTTTAGGTTCTCCTAATTTATTAATCACTGCTTCAATATCATCTGCTTCATCTTCAGAAACATTTCCAAACATTTTGTTAATTAGTGCTTGTTTTTTCTCTTCATCTAATTCAGATAGAGATGTTAACCCCATTTCGTCAAGGATTGCTCCAATTTTACCAACAGTTTCCTGTCTTTTTACATTGTTTGTTTCTCTTAGTTTCATTGTAGCCTCCTGATTTTTAACCTCAGTAAAACTCTTAAATGAAGAAATTTTATTTACTTGTGCCATTTTTTAATATGTTTTTTTATTACGTTATTATGTTTATATATCTCCATCAAAATCCACTTTCTTTACGGTGTATTCAAATTTCTCTTGTTTATAAATAGATTGGCGTACTTTGCTGTGTTTGTACAAATAGTTATCCCATTCTATTGTTCTAATATCATCGACGAAATCAACAATTAGCACCTTGTCTTTTGAGTGGTGTTGTCGAAGTCCACGACCAATAGATTGTCGGATAATCACTTCTGATTTAAAAGATTCTGTGAAAAATATGTTGTGTATTTTTTTAATTGAAATACCGGTTGAAAACGTTCCGTCAATAAGAGGCAACGATAACAACCGCTGCCTCTTCATTTGATATGTTTTTATGTGATGTTGGTTTCATATTTTATATATCTTCATTTAATTAGAATCAATCCATTCATCTAGCACATCATCATCTAATGTTATATTTTTAGCAAGTTTAAATGTCCCATTTGAAAGAGGAACATTAGTGTATTGAGGGACTTCAATTTTTTTATTACCAAACTCTATTATAGAGTAAGGATCTGCAGAAGCCTCCATCTTCTTTTTATATTCCTCTCGGATTTCGGAAGCAGTTCCACCATCAACATAAAATACCCTTTTGTTGCTCTCTTGTCGGAGCTTTTCATAGAGTCTCTGTCCATGTTCTATTCGATGGAAAAGCACTAATGAGTTTCTGGGAACTCTTGCAATTACGTTTGAAATAAAATTAAGTCGCGCATCGCTAGTGATTACAAAGTTTTGTTCCAATGAGAACACGTCTTTATTATCGTATCGGTTTTGGGCCAATTCCATAAAAGCTGTTCGCTGTTTTGGAGTTGCATAGTTCATTTCAATAACTTTAACAACACATTGAGCAATATGCCCCTGCTCTTGTAGGAAACTTGCCTTAACTTCACTAATAACCGGTCCAGTCTGACTCATTAAGGTTAATTTATCAAGTGTACCGTCTTTGGGTATTGTACCTGAAAGTCCAAACCTATATTTTGCATTAACACATTTGCTAAGAATCTCTTTAATGCTGGCTCCTTTTGCCTTGTGAGTTTCATCAACAATAACTGCGTCGAACTCTGCAAAATAGGCGGGTTCTTTTTTAATTAGTGATTGATAGGTTCCAATAATTATATTTTTGTTCTTTTTAATCTCTTGTCCCGCAAATATTTGTTGGATTCTTAGGTCAATTCGATTTTTATAATTATATTCATGGAAATCTTCGTGGGCCTGTACCACCAATGAAACATTTGGTACAATGAAAAGAATCCGTTGAGCATGTCCCTTTTCAAGCATGTATGCAACGGTCAAAAAGCTAATTAATGTCTTACCTGCTGAAGTTGCAAGCTCTGCTAGACACTTTCTAAATTTTAAAATGTTATATGCAGTTTCTATTTGATAGTCACGAGGTGTAAACTGAGAACCCTTAAAGAAGTCCAATGACCATTCTTCGAATTGTTCTGCATTTATGTTTGAGTCAATAAGTCTTTTGATACCATCTATTTTAAGTTCGTATCTATATTCTTTGCAAGTTGACATGACATGGCGCCAAAGACCGGCTGGAATCCATTTATCATCTTTAATATATGATACGTATCCATCCCAAACTCCACGTTTAACCAGAGGGTGAAACCTCCAGCTCTCTATTCTTTTAGTCAAAGAGATTCTAATCTGCTCTAACTCAATTTCGGTTGCTTCATCAATCCTTAAAAATTGATTGTCATCCGTTAATGTTAAAATCAAACTTCATTTGATATTTTTATAAACGACTAATGTCCAACCTATTTTTGATTGCAAAGCCCATGTTGTCGAGTGTTTTAATTGATCCCTCAAAAAAACTTTTTTGAGTCACTAATAACTCAAGGATGTTTGTATCGTCTGCGATGTCTGCATCAACGAATTTTTCGCGCATTTTATCAGTGAGCTTATAGTCATAACTATAATACTCAATCCATTTATCTTTATACTTTCGGTCTACTACTGATTTTTGGGTTTTGATTCTGTTACCCATGGTTGCTAAGTGTTCAACCAATATTTGTCGATAACTAAGCGTATATGCACTTACAGTTTCTAAATTGTTACCTAACTTAAGTTCTTCGGTTAAACCCTTTATTTTTTGGGTCCAATCTTCTCTTTGTTTAATTAGGTATTCGTCAAGTTGTGTTATTTTATCTTTGACATCTGTCATATAATAGTTTTAAAAAAGTGAATTTCCTTTATTATTGTCTTTAGTAAATACTGAACTTTTTAACCTGGGCTTTAATTTTAGACCGGTCATTTTAAATTCTTTTGTGTTATGCGAGTATTTTGATGAGTTAAAATCTAACATCATTTTAATATTCTTTTTTTTGTTTTTTTCGGCTTCAAAATCGTCGAATTCCTGCTCGATCATTTGTAAAAAATCTTTTTTTATCATAGGTAATATGCATCTAGCCGGGAGTTAGTAAAATACTTTTGAATCTGCGCTAAACATTTATTTTTTGTTAGCCACGACGCGATTACTAAATCATTTAAATCACCTATTTGTTTAGGATATTTATCCCTTTTTTCTTTGTCTAATTTTTGCAAAAAACTTTCCCAATCTTTGTCGATTTTAGTGTCTTTAAAGAATTTCTCCCATGTAAATATTTGTTTGCCTCTTCGGATCTTTTCCATCATTTTCTTTTTACCGGTAGTATCATTATCGAACATGTATCTAATCGTAGGTATCTCATCAAATTCTAATGTTGAACGACCTGCGGTTGCTAATCCAATAGAGTTTTGCATAAACATTGCATCGATAGGTCCTTCAAACATCGTAACTTCACGTTCAAAGTCAACTGTCATTACTCCAAATAAGGTTGAAAGTTTCTTAACGCCAATCAATTCTTCATCAGTCAGCACAATCTCCCGTTGAATCTCTTGATACATCTTCTCAAGGTCATAAGTTAAATAACGAGAATTAGAACGCTTGTCGATTGAACGAGTTTGAAACCCGATAACTTTGTCATTTGGAGCTACATTGAGTACTACAATTCTTTTATCCTTAGGAGAATACATGAAACGTCGCATCTGTGTGGACAGCAATCGATTCTTAAGATAGAAAAATGCTGGGTCTCCTGGTTCGACTTCTTTAAATTTAAACCATTCCATAAGTTCTACTCGAGTAGGAGCCATGTCATATGTTAATTTAAAAACATCATGTTCAAGTACCTCAATTTTGTTGGTTTCCATCTTATGTTCTTGAATATAATCAATAACCTGTATAGAATCATCGGTACTTTGAAATTTTACATGATGGTCTTTTAATAATTGGTATGCATTTGAATGGACTCCACAGTTAAAACAATGAAATTGTAGGGTGTCCCAGTAGAGGTTACCACGCTTCTTTTTATGGTCAGTTGTCGAGTCACCACAATAGGGACATGCCATAGTAATTCTACCCGGCATCTCTTTAATCATATGCTTGCTTGGCTCATGATGAGCTTTTACAATTGCTTGTTTAACCAAGCTCCTGATTTTTATCTTTAAATCCTCTGTGATTTTTTGACTTTGCATATTATTATATAGAAAAAAGGGCTAAGTTTAATTAGCCCTTTAGTTTATAAAAGTAACTTAGATTAAATATCTAAGTCGTTCAAGAATGAATCTAAGTCGTCAGAAGAATCTACATTCGTAGAGTTTGGATTTCCTACCATGTCAGATGGAAATTCAAAATCATTATCTTCAGCAACTGGTTCAGATTTTGCTGGGGCTTTTTTAGCCGCAGGTTTATTAACAACTGAGTCGATCGAACTTCCAGGATTTAAGTAATTTCTAAGAATAGAATTAACAAAATCAAGAGTTTCTCCGTCCCATACTTTGTATTCGTACGGCTCTAAACTTGGAGCTGCTTCCAATTCTGCTTTAATAGCACCCATTGATTCAGGAGTACGTGTTGCACCTTTACCATCAATTTCAACTGGTGAAGTTTTTGAAGAGAATTTTGATTTATCGTAGTTGTTAAATTCTCCTTGTCTTGTGATAATCAATTCGAAGTTTTTACCTGCGAATAGGTCAAATACTTGAGTTGGTTCACCAAATGCTGGTTTTAATTCTTCATCGATTTTCTCTTTGATTTTGTAACCAAATTTAAAAACTTTGTATTGTCCTTCTAGTTCAGGATTTTGTGGGTCTTTAATAATTTTAATAAGTGCGAAGTATTGCTCACGTCTTTTAAGTTTATCACTCATTTTACGGTCAACCGCTGAGTCGCTTTTACGTAGTTTAAAGAATACGTCTGCGATAGGGCATGGTGCTCCAACAGTCGATGGAGAGTCTACCATTTTACCGTCACCATTAGCGTTTGTTAGCCAATGTACGTATTTTTTTACTAAAGAATTTCGTGGGTTTGTTGGGTTTGGAACAAAGCGAATCATTGCTTTATAAGTTCCATCCTTACCGTCATCTGCGGTGGGTTTGTAAAGATCGCTTCCAGATGAAGCTTGGGTTTCGTGTGTGTCGACGTCATTTACGCCAAGATTAAAAATGTCAAATTCTGCCATGTCTTTAATTGCTTTAATTTTGTTTAAACTTTAATTTAATAAGTCTTAAGGGCCCTTTAATTACTTATGATATTTATATAGAAACTTTCTTTTTTGTTTCAAGAATCTATATGAATTATATATCTTTTTTATTAGGGAAACCTGTCCCTGAAGGCATAAAGTTACCTTCTTAAAATATTTTTTAAGATTCTTGAAACAAAAACTTACAGGTTGAATATAACTAAAGTCTTTAAGCCTCCGGGTAAAATAGAGTCCGGGCTAAATGATTTAAGCTCTTAAAATTTTAAGGCCTTACTGCTTATTTTTACAATTATCAAAATGAAATCTAGACACGTTCCCACCTCTACCGGTAAGACCACAATGTACGCAGGTTTTTTCTTTATATTTAAAACCAATAAGAGATTTTGAGATATTAAGAGCATGTTCTTTTGTCTTTGCTTTATTACAAAGAGCATTAGATATTTTATCTCTAGCTTCCGGAGACATAATTTGACCTTTACTCGAATCAGACATCTTTTTCTTAGTTTCTTCGGAATGCGCAGTGCCTTTTTTAGAGTTACTTAATTTTATTCTAGAAGAAACTGGCATAATATATCCTTTTCTAGATTCTGACATCTTTTTCTTAGTTTCTTCGGAACGAATAATACCCTTTATAGAATTAGATATAAGTTTTTTAGTATCTTTACTTGTTAAAATTCCAGATCTATCAAATCCTTTTGCTGATTGATTTGATCTATTATAAAAAGAAGGATGGTTCTTTACATTAAATCTATTATGTAAAAATATTTCAAATATCACAGCTTCATTTCTAGATGTAAATTTTCTAACAATAACACATTTATATTTGTGCGGATTTTTTATAAAATCATTTCTAAATTCTAAATCAGTAGAACTTGTAAAGTATTTAATTCCTAAATCTAATTTAGGTTCAACTTTAGAACTTCGTAATCCATAGTAATGTTTACTTTCAATCAACGAGGGTACCCTGTATATGTAATGGTACATTTTAATAATTAGTCTATTTTTTATAAAATAATGTAAGTAATTTAACAGACTAATTGCTAAAGCGGTTTCGAACCCGATGTCCTTACATCATTTTGTTTATATATCTTTATTATAAATAGATAGAACATATTTTAACATAAAAAACGCGTCAACTAAATCATCTAACGGCTTAGGTATACTTTTAATATCATTTCCTATATTTTGATTACAAAAATTAATTAAAGGAATATTAATATTTTCTTTAAAATCTAAAAAGTACGGCCATATTTCTCTTTTATTCATATTTCCTTTATGTATGAACTTCTTAATTGTCGAAGGTGCGATGGTCATCATATCTTGAACTTTAAGCCTCGACATTAATTCCATCTTTAAGATTGCAGCTCCAGCCGCCATATCAATAATATTATTAGTTCCACTGGAAGAACCATAAGAGGAACCTTCAAAAGCAATCACAAAGTGGGATTCATCGCCTGCAATTTCAATAATCATATTAATAATGTCATTCGCAGTTTGAGTGTGCCTCTGGATTTTAATCATTTCGCTTTTCGAATAGGCTTCGTTATTCGTCCAGTCTGGTTGATGGGTAATCTGAGTATCTGCAAGAATATTTAGTTCCTCTTGAAGCTTTTGCTCGGCTTTAGTTCCTGTGTTTGGTTTTAAATACCCAATAAAATAGTACTTGCCTCCTGCGAAGATGCAAATACCTGGAGAATTTAAAGAAAAGTCAATTGTTACAAAATTCATCTAGATTCTACTACCAAGAGAAGAACCAAGAGCGGCTCCTACTAGTCTTGAGGTTAACATATCGTACATTATACCACTTTGGATTCCTAAGATATTTGCAATTGTTTTACCTACAGTTTTCCCAAGTGCAAAACCTGCAAGTCCACCAAAGATACTACCTAAAATACCTTCATTGGTAATCTCTTCATTGAACGCTTGAATATCATAAGTTCCATCCTCATTTTTATATGTCTTTGAAAATTGCTCCAAAGCTGCGTCAACTTTAGCTTCAAGTTCTTCGGTCCATTCAGTTTGAAGGGACTCATTTAATACTTGTAGTTCTGTCTCTGTTACGTTTTGTTCTGTGATGTAATCTAAAAATGTTTTCATGTTTAATCTATTTCTAATATTATATTAAATTTGTTATAATAAAAATTCAAGTCAAAAGTTGTAAATTCCGCGATATTTGAACTCATATTTAATTCTAAGTCTGAAATTGAATTAAGTATTGGTTTTTCAAAAACAGCGCTCATCAAATGAATTCCTTCTGCATCCATTATCTGGAGCTTAACATCATTAAGAAAAGGTTCTTTAACACCCTTTGAATAGTAATACAACAGGGTGTCTTGCATAATCCAGTAATTTATATAACCGTCTAGAAGTTGCATCGTTACTTTAAACTGTCTATCGATAGTATTTTGTATTGGAATCGAACCTCTGTGATATGTTATTGTACCATCATTCGGTGAAACTTCAATCGGGTCAAAACTGATTCCTGGAAGACCAACGCCTTGAATTGAATAGTTTATAAAATCTATAGGTTCCGTAATTAAATTACCTGGCATTCTATTCAAATACTTCTTATATTTGTCAGCTACCTCTTTAGGAATAAAAGTCCTAGGAAACTTAAAATTGAATAAATTATTTCTACTATTTAATATCATTATACGATGTTTACATTTCCGTAGTACAGTAGTGATTCAGTACTTCCATTTTTTATGTTAATATAAAATTTGTCTGCATTTTGATTTGTATCACTTTGGTCAAATCGAACTGCTACACTTTTTGGTACTTTAAAGAAAACTTCTCCAACTCCTAGGTCGACTCCTGGAAAACTAGGGTCGTGAGATATTTGTTGTTCAATTGTTCCACTTTTAATAATAAGTATCAGGTCTTCAGCATTAACTAGACTGACACTTTTCATCGAATCTCCGTCGGGTTGTGCAACTTTAAATTTAATATAATTATCAGAAACCTTTGAAAGCGTAATAATTCCATCTCCTTCTTTTTTGTAATCTATAGATGTCATATCATTTACTGCAGCGCCATCAACTGTTACTTGAGTACTTCCTCCCATAATTCTATAAGTATCAAGGGCAACAGGAACATATTTAGTTTCTCCAACACTAGGGCGGATAGAATTTACAAATTGATTAAGTTCTCTATTAACACTTGTATTTGGTAAGGTATTATAAACTACGCTTGGCGCAAAATTAGAATTAAGAGCCAGTTTTAATAGTCTCTTTCCATATTTTTTTGGTTCTACATATATTAAAGAAGCTGTCTTTACGATTTGAGTATTATCAGTTTCATTATAAATTCTCATATTAATCGATATTAAGAAGTTACTTGAAACCGAGGAGTTCATAATAACCGGTCTGAATACAATAGCCTCATCATAATTTGAAGTTTGTGTAAAGGTGTTGTTGAAGGTATTAATATAATTAAGACCCAGTTGTTCTGCAACTTGAACTTCGTAGAATATAGTAATGTCATCTCCAGAAGTTGCAATTCTTCCGGTTATATAATTTTCAAATAGAGCTTGATTTCCATTATAAGTACCATAGATTTTAAAATAATCTCCATCGGTAGCATGCTCAACATTAACTGAAATATCAGTATACTCATCTTCTTGCGATAATGTTAATGATTTTCCTTCAGCAATATTAATATACTCATAACCTCCAAGAGTAACTACGCTATCAATTAATTTAAAATCGAATTCATAGTTTGCAGTTGTTGGAATTGAATCATCTCCAGATACTCCAAAGAATGTATTTTTAAATAATTGATTTTGAGTTGTACCGGATCCAAACATTTCAACTAATGAAGGAACCTTTATTTCAATATATTTAGAATACGAAGATTCTCCTAATATAAATGGATTTGGGTTTTGAATTTCAAAATTTGAATAGTTTAAATAAACGGTTGAATTAAAATAATTATAGACTCCAGAATTTCTTTTAACTTTTGTTTGAAATAGGAATCCATCGTAACCTCTACCGCTAAAAGAATATCCAGTTCTTAAATGTAATCTAATAGTGTCATATAATACTGATGGAACGATTGTATCAGAAACTACTCCAAAATCATTTTTAATTGTTCCAGTCCATTCAGTAGAATCTAAGTAGTTTAATTCATTTTCAAGAAGTGCCCATGTTCCTGCTTCTTGAGTAGGAACTGCGTAATATCTTCCAGATTGTCCTGCTCCGGTTCTAATATCATTTCCAGTGTCTGCTAATGGAATTGAAAATAGGGAACTTGCACGATCTGAAACTTGAATTTCTCCTCCAATAAATCCAGCACCTGCTAAATTTGTATATTCATAAGAATATTTACCATTAGTTGTTGGTGTATAGATATATGTAGTTCCATCTAAATAACCATTTCCTCCTGGAATATTAAATCCTGCTAGATTATTAATAGTAATATCACTTAAATCAAATTTATAAGTACTTCCATTTTTTAGCAATAACATTCTAGAAGCAAAATTATTAATAACAACAAATTCATTTGAAGTCTCCACTGTAAATTCTACAACAGATGCTCCAAGTTCATGTATTAAAAACCTTGATCCGCTAGCATCTTCAGCAACTACATCTAAATATTTAATTTGACTTCCATTATTGTCATTTTCGATTCTGACCAAATCAGGTGTTGATTGGTCATGATACATGAATTCTAATAATACGTCGTCGTCTAATTTAACGAATCTTGATGATTTTGCCATTACTCTATAATTTTTTAAAACCTAAGCCATTTTGGAGACCATATAAGTCCTACATTTATCGATGGTCCAATACCAACAACTTGATTATTATTTAGGTTGATTCCATAACCAACCCCAACCCCAAGTGACCATCCTGATTTTTCAAGTTTTTGATTCAATTTGTCATTAACTAAATTAATATTTTCAATATTAGTAAATAATAATCCAGGAGATGTTGATGTAATTTTTAATTTGTTAACACCATCTTCATTTATAATTGCAGCCTTAAGTTCAATTCCTTGTTCAAAGTTAAATTTATTTGAAACAACTGAGATATTGTTAGTCTTTTTATTTCTTAAAATATCAATAGTCGCATTGAACTTCCTCCAATTATATTTATCCCAATTTTTTTCATCACTAATCGATATCGTAGCAGTTGAATCAGTTTTTTGTGTCACTGAACTTTGGGCATTAATAATAGAATCTTTTAATTTAATTTCGGCTCTTAAGAGTGAATTTACCCCTTTAAGGTCTTTATTGAGACCCAAAGATTTTTGATACTCTGCAATAACCTTTTTATTTTCAGAGGTTAGAGTATTTATATCAAACTCATATGCTAATTTAATTGCTACTAATTCCCCATTCTTATTTCTTTCAAATTTAATAGTATCTTGAGAGGCTTTAAGATTGTTATAATTTCGGGTTGCAACCTTTTGCGCATTTTCAGCGTCCTGTTTAAGGGTTGAATTTCTATCACATTGATATGTTAATAATAAAACAAGCACCGCTAGGACTATAAATTGGATAGTGTTCCAGTTTGTCGGAATGTATTTTTTAAAATCTATCATGGTATGTATGTTAATAATGTTTTTGTTATTCCCGTTGGTGTGCTAGACCAATACATTGATACGCTGTGTGCGTTATCTGATGTTGCATTTCTATAAAAAGTTCCATATAAAGTTTCTCCTGGTAATACTGTAATCGATGTAGGGCTATAATATGTATTAGTTGCAGTTTGTGCGGTAACTGACACAGAGTCTTGTACAAACCCAATTATATTAAGAGTATAGTAACCTGCGGAAATAGTAGATGATACCGGTATTAAAAGAGGTCCTAGGTATTGTTGTATGCCTATAAATATATAAACGGTTGAAGACGTGTTATTTGATATATACATGTCTTCACTTACAAATCCTTGTCCATTACCATCTCTAGTAATGGTTATAAAATCTTCAGATTTATAAGATATACTAGGAAGAGTATTGTAAGTATCTATAAATATAGTATATCCTTGTGTTGTTAAATATCCAGTTAAAGGAACTCCAGTCAAACTAAGATTAATTGTTAGTGTTGTACCAGCATTAGATAGAGCATAATCTATAATAGTTATGGTTCCTCCCCCTGCAGGCGGAGACCAAAGCAACCCTCCATCATACGAGATTAGTCCAAATATTCCTTGAAATTGACTAGGTTTAAATGTATATCCTGCGTTAGCAGTAAGCACAAGTTGAAACGTATATCCTGTAACAAAATTATATTGAATAGGAGTTGATTCAGGGGTATCATATGAATATTTAACAACTGGAGTTATACCATCATGCCTATTTAACGTTATTTCCGTAGAAAATGAAATAATAAATGGGGTTGTATTAATATTTAAAGTTGATACTGTTGTAGTTGATGGATGACCAACAATGCTAACAGACACATTAATTGTTGTTGGTTTTGTTCCAGGACCTAGAGTTATACCTGTAATTGTTGCATATCCTGGTAATCCAGTAATATCTTCTGGATCCGGAGGAGTCAGCCAATAATACCCAAGTGGCGCGGTGATAGTTGTTGTAAATGTATAGGAATCACCTTCGCCTTGATTAGTTATATTTTTAAAAGTATAAGGGTCTGGACTTAATTTTGACGCAGTTGTATTTGTATCATCTAATAAAAACGTTAATGGAACTGCAGGATTTTGTCCTGTTCCCGCGTCGGACCAATATAAATCAGCATCGTTTAAATAAATAATCTGTGGTAATTGTTTAATTCTAAAAGTCGTTCCAGTACTAGCACTAGCATTAACGCTAGAGGTACTTACTGTAGATGTGACATTATAAACTGAAATTGATTGTGACGTCGCTGTCATATCTATATCTGATCCTCCTGTAATATGTATAGGCAAAGAAGGAGAAGATGATGCACCACCTTGACTATTTGATGTTGCTGTAAAACTATTATCATCAATTGTATAATTAAATTGTCCTAGTGAGGGAACTTGATAACTATCAACCCCATTAGTCCATTCTTTTCCATTGCAAAGATACCATCCTGCGTAAGATCCGACCCCTTTACCGACAGAAAGCTGTAGTGGAAAATCATTATCTGGCACAACAGTTTCACTATTAATAAAATTACCATTTTCTGAAAATATAGAAGGCATTATCGAAATTATAGTTCCAAAGGGAACTGTTCCTTCAATTTCTTGTATACTTTTAAATTTAACAAGACCTGTATCATTACTGCAAATAGCAACTTTATCAGTATCTGCAAGTGCATTTTCAATAATTAAATTATCTTTTATAACAGCAGGTGAATTAAAAACTGTAGCATTTTTAAAGAATGATTCACTCGAAGAAACATATAAGCTATCAGCAGATCTAATAGAATTTGAACTTTTAAAACTGACACCTTCAGAAATATAAATACTTGTTGAGTTTGTAGGGTCTAAAAACCCTATTGTCATTTGATTCTTTTTACTTATAGCTTTTAATTGAAAATCATATTGCTTTCCAAAAACCGCGCTATTTAAGAATTGTAAATTTGAAGAAGAATAAGGTCTTCTATTAATATTCCATTGATACGGAGTTTTTCCTCCGACTAATTGTAGTTTTTCTCCATATTCCAGGTCAGTTTCAACATATCCAATTTTTATTACCGGAGCAAACTGGTCGCCCGTTGTATGAATAGGAATTAAAGTTTCGGCTTCAATTACCCCTGAATTTATTTTTTTCCAATAGTTATCAGAAACAGCACCTTGAGTTCCTTGAAATCCAGTATCTCCTATAGGTCCTTGAACTCCCTCCTTTCCGGAAGTACCTTGAGTTCCAGTTTCTCCAATAGGACCTTGAGGGCCTCGGGGTCCTCCGCCATTTGCAACAAGTTGATCAAAATTATAATTGACATCATCAAGTTTAATACTGTCGGAATCTAAAGTGTTTATATGTTTAAGAATAATTGGCATACCTATCTATATTTAGATTATATATTCTAATTTTCAGAGAGCATACCTATTATAGTTTTTGAATAAATAGCGTAACTATATATGGTTGCAGGTTTTTATCAGTACCTGAAACTCCTGTTGGATCAGTAGTATATGTGTTAAAAGGACCCGGGTTAGTCGAATTATCTCGGAATTTGTTAGAATCTTCACCATTATATAGAGTTCCTCCCCTAGTTTGATAATTATGTGTGTGTTCGACAACAACTGCATCTTTTGAACCTCCGTAGACTGGAGTGTAATTATTTGGGCCTATTGATGAAAAAATAGCTGATACCCAACCAAAGGGCGATGATCCGTATCCAACAGAAACTCTACCTGTTCGGTTTTTTGTTCCATTGTTTCCATTACAAATAGCCCATCCTTCTCTTTCGCCACCGACCTTTCCTTTGCCAATATTAGTCCCGGCTGTTTCAAAGTTGAGATTAATATATGCATTAGTACAATCTATTTCTTTTATATCGCCGGTCAGCCATTGAATATCTGTAAAATTTAAAATACTTAAATTAACATCTTGATGTCTTAATGCTTTTATATTATCGCTATCCGCTAATTTATTCTGAATATTTGATAAAACTTCGTTATATGTTATCATATTTTTATTTTTATTTATATTTAAGATATACTATAATCTTGTAAAAAACATAATCTAAGTTTATCTAGTATGGTACTCTTTGAATAAACAAGATAACTATATAGGGTTGCATATTTTTATCAGTACCTGGAACACCATTACTTGCACCTCCTGTTGTCTGTTGTGTCTCAGTTGGTCCTGTTGTTTTGAGTTTAGGAGGATAATTCCACCACCGACCATTTGTTGCATCCCATTTTTCAAAGGTATGTGTATGTGTAACAACAACCGCGTCTTTTGAACCTCCAGCGACACCTGCTGATGAAAAATTAGCTGATACCCAACCAAAGGGCAATGATCCGTATCCGATAGAAACTATACCTGTTCGGTTTTTTGTTCCATTGTTTCCATTACAGATAGCCCATCCTTCTCTATCACCACCGACTTTTCCCTTGCCAACATTAGGCCCGCTTGTTTCAAAGTTATCTTCGATATATTGAGTTGTACAGAACACTTTTTTTATGTCACCTGTTAACCATCGGTTTTCTGCAAAATCTAATATATCATTTTCAACTTGTCGATGCCTATCTGCTGTTATTTCTGTTCCAGGAGCTAATTTTGATTTAATAGAACTTTCTACAGTACCATACGTTTTGTATATTGCCATGTTTTTTATTTTTATTTTTATTTAAGAATATTATAATCTTGTAAAAAAATAATTTAAGTTTATTTATTATGATATTTTTTGAATAAAGAGAGTAACTATATAAGGTTGCATATTTTTATCAATGCCTGGAACACCACCACTTGCTGTTCCAGTTGTCTTTGTAACATCAGTTATATTTGAAGTTGAATTATTATCATCATCAAGATTTAAAATTTCCGTACGTGTATTAAAGGTATGGGTATGATCGACAACAACCGAATCCTTTGAACCTCCAGTAGCACCTACTGTTGGAAACGAATCTATTCCGCCCGGTGGATTGGTTCCATAGGCAATACAAACTCTACCTGTTAGGTTTACTGTTAAATTATTACCATTACAGATTGCCCATCCCTCTCTATCACCTCCAATAATCCCAAGTCCTGCCGTAGGACCAGTTCCTCCAATAAAGTTAGCTGCTATATATGCATCCGTGCAATCTACCTCTTTTATGTCACCAATTTGCCATTGGCTTTTTGCAAAATTCAATATAGAAGTTTCAACCTCTCTGTGCTTTTCTGCTGTTATACCGATACCATCTGGATATCCAGATGGTAATTTATTTAAAATATCTGTTGATATATCGTTGTATTTTGCCATATTTTTATTTTAATTTTAGTTAAGATGCATCATAATCTTGTAATACATAATCAGCACTTGAATAGTCACTTAATAAAGTTTGTCCATTGCCTAACTGCGACCACCATAGATTAATATTTTCTAAATAAATAATTTGAGGTAACTTTTTAATTTTAAATTGTCCACCGGATACACTTGTTGAAATTTGCGGATCATTTGAATTATTAGTAAGAGAATTATTATATATTGCACTAGTTGCACCCAGGGGGATACTAGCAGATACTGATATATTGGAACCTCCTATTAGTGAAACTTCATCATTAACTACACCTATATAACCCTGACTATTGGGATCTAGAGAAATTGGGTTTGATAAAATTTGATATGAAAATGAATTAAGCTCAGGAACTGTAATTGATGTAGAACCATCAGTCCATGTTTGCCCATTGCATATATACCAACCTTCATAATCTCCAATCCCAGCACCTACTCTTATTTGCAATGGCGCATTTGGATTTAAGGATGTATCTATAAATTGGCCATCGATAAACGCAAATGAACTTTCAAATACTGAAGGTAATATAGAAATAATTGTACCAATTTTAACACTACCGCCAATTTCTCCTGAAGTTTTAAAAGTTACACTACCCGTAACATCCTCAGCCGTTACGATTTTATCTACACCCGGAGAATCAATAGAGATACTTAATAGTGAATTAAATGTAACAGGTTTTTCAAATGAAGCATCAGTATACATATTTATGGAACCGGTTCCAATACTAAATAAATCACCCCCGGATGATGTGCTTCTAATAATATGATTTTGCGTTTGTAAATTTAATTGTGAATCTACGATATTAATAAAACCAAGATACAATTTAGATAAACCATCAGAATTATCCATAGTAATATCGAATGCATTTTCTACGACATCTTCACTTGTGAACCTTAAATTAGAAGCAACTTTAGCGCTTCTTCTATTAATAACCCATTGATACGTCGGCAAACCGTCATCTAATTGTTGCTGATTATATTTAATGTCTCCGCCTATTCCGTCTATATAACCAGAAGCAATTACTGGAGAGTATTCTGGTAAGTCAGGTACATGTTTACCAAACAAGGTTGACATGTCCGTTGCATTTTCAGGAGTTGACACCCAATACGAAGTAGTATCGACTGCATTTGGTCCTTGAGCACCTCGATTTCCTCGATTTCCTTGAACTCCTAACGCTCCTTGAAATCCTTGAGGACCTGCATTTCCATCCGGTCCTATATAACCTTTAGGACCTCCGCTATTGACAACAAGTTGATCAAAATTATAGTTAATTTTGTCAAGCTTAATGTTATCAGGATCAAGCGCTCGTATCTGTTTAAGGTTAATTATCATTTAGATTATATATTATTTTAATTACGTAGTACATAAAGTTCCTCTTTGAGTAAATTTACCAATGCTTGAGCTCCAATATATTGGATATCCATAAATATTAGTATACCATCCAGATGGGGCATATATTGTGGTATTAAGATTAAACAATTTATATACTGATGAAGAAACTTCAAAAGTATTCCAAGTTGTTGCATCAGGTCCATTCCAATCATAATAAGATGTCAGTGGTAAATTGCATGTTAATGCGTCGGTAGCACCTGGCTCTGTTAAAGTAATTGTATTTACAGTAACCGGAGGAGTGCTACTTCCACCAACTGACCATTTTAAATTTGGATTTTCTAAATAAACAATATGAATCATCGAACTTACGGTATGCGTAGAACCAGAAATTGGCATAGAAATAGTATTATTTCCGGGTGATGTGTCATTATCTAAAATACGGGTAGTAAATTCTATTTTGTATAATCCATCTATATCTGTATTTGCATACATCGTTAAATCATATCCTCCAATTACTATTGGATCCAGCTCAGGCGCTGTAACCAAACTTTGAGCACCTCCATTTGCGCTTATGGTATAACTAAAATTATTTAGATCTGGCGTTAAATATTGATTAAACCCCTCTTCCGTTTCCCAGGTCTCTCCATTACAAAGGTACCATCTTTCAAAATCTGTACCTATCTTTCCTCTTCCATATATATTATTTAATAGAGAACCTGAAGCAACATCTACTGAGTCATTTAGCCAAAAATGATCAGTATTAAATTCATCCGGCCTAATTGAAATTATAGAACCTATTGGAAATGTACCAAAGACTTTTTTAGCATCTTTCCATTCAACGTTTCCATTAGTATTATTAGAAACAAGAACTCTATCTTTTATAGCGCCTGTAGTAAATATAAATGCATCTTTAGATTTTGTAGTTTTACCCGAAGGCTCTCCTAGAAAAAATGGAACTCCGGAATTTCCTCCTGTGTTTACAGTAATTTCAGAGTTTGTGATAGTGATTGAATCTATTAAAGAAGTATGTGTATCTCCTGTTTTTAGTACTATATTTTCTGCTGTATAAATAATTCTAAATTCAGTACCTGCAAGCCCTGGAGAAATCTTAAAATGCGCATCACCGGGACAACCACAATCAATATCAAACCCAAAATTATAACCATTAAAACCTCCGTTATCTTCAACTCTTAAATTAACCCAACTATCTCTAGCTTTTACGATTTGAATAGGTGTAGCCTGTTGTGCAGAGCCTACATTATATACTCCAGTATCATTGCCTTGGAATCCTATTCTTAGAGCAACTGGTGCCGATTGATTTACTCCAATAGTATTTTTTCTAGGAGATAAATATCCTGGCAAACCATCGCCCTCTGGAAAATATTCCCACTCATTAAAAATTCCGGAGCCTTGATACCCTTGAAAACCTTGGGAACCTTTATATCCAGTGTCTCCTTGGGGTCCAGTTTGACCAAACCCGCCATCTACTCCGATAGTACCCTGAGGTCCTGGTGCACCTCCGTTTAAAAACTGATTAAAATTATAATTAATCTTATCGACCTTGTCAACAGACCACCAGGCTCCACTATTTGGATCGAGATCAGTTACAAAAAGTTCTTTTATATTAATAGCCATTAATTATGCTTGTATTTTAATGTGTATTTTAAAGTTATAAGAATACCCATGTTTTTTATTATATATTAGTCTAAAACTTAATCCGTCATTTTGATAACTTTGAATGTTAAAATTAGTCAATTCTACATAATTATCAAGGGTCAATTGCGAAGTTTGAGTAACCGATACAAAATTAGTCTCTAATCCTTTAGCCTCAATTCCATATATTTTAATTGAATCAATAATAAAACGAGGAGATATATTTGACTTTGAGTATATTTGCAAATCATCTTTTATCGAAGATTTATCTCCATATGAATTTGCAGCACTAACATACCTTCTAAAATTATTTTCAATTCCATCTTCAATTAGTTCATTTAATATAGCAGTTGGCAAATAAAAATCTGCAATAACTTGAGATGCATCTTCAATCCAATGTATAGATGTTGTATTTGATTGAGCAAATCTTATTTTATCTAGGACTTCGATTGAAACTTCGTAAGTATTATCAAACTTTGTTATGTCATAAGTATCTCTAACTTTCATAATGGTTGATGTCATGAATGTTTTCTTTTCTACAGGACTTAGGGTTCCATTTGTTACTTCAAATTCTCCGCCACTTAGGGCTCTTGTAAAATAATCATTTGAATACTTAGATTTAAAAACATTAATATCTTTTTTATCAATTGCAATTTCACCAATCAAAGGGTACAACGGTAATTTATCAGTTGTTTGAGAAAGTTTTAATATATTTTTTGAGTCCTGTTCATTAACTTTATGATAAAAATAGTTACTAATAAAACCATAATTAGTTGTATTTTCTTTAAAAGAATCAAAAGAGATTCCCTTACCATTTAATTTATTGTAAGTAACTAATGCAGCATCTTCAACTTCAGGTTCTTCCGGAGGGAATATAGATTCTAATTCAACTTTTTTATCGGAATTAATATCAGAGAATGTTATAATATCATTGAATATAGGATTATAATCTCCATTCATTCTTCTTAAAATAGATACATATCCTCCATCTTCTCTTTCTTCTATAACATTACCAATTTGATTTGAGGACAATCTATATGCCTTTGGTCTTTCTGCATCTGCCGCCGGCTGGATAATAGAAGGTTTTGTAACATCAACTCCAGATTCTACTGAAAGAATAAAATCATTTTCAGTTGCTAGAGTTCCATCCGCTGGAATTGTAATATAATTTATCTGCCCAAAAGAATTAAATCTTTGAGAATATTTATAAGCACTAATTGAATCTAGTAAATTAGCAAATTCATTTTTACCTCCTTGTGAATAATAAAAAGGACCTGTAATAGGCACTAATGAAAAAAGTTCCGGAGTTAATCGAGGATCAGGTTCATTTTCATCTGTAATTGGTGTGGCTAAAGCTATATTAAATTTCCAAGGATATCCACTTACTAAAATTGAATAGTCATCAATAACATCAATAACCTTTACGGCATATGTTTCTGATGGCGCATCAAAATATATCCAAGAATATTCACCAAAAGAATCCCTTTTAACAAAATTAGTAAACTTTGCATCTCCTGCAGAAATTGAAGTATCATGGGCTCTAACAATAAAAGGAATGTCTTCACCTTCCAATCCATTTTCATCAACCCCTGGAAAGGCTCCTGCAATATCAATACGAAATGGAATACTAGTATTAATAATATCGCCTGTAATATTGTCCTTTAAATCAGTTAAAGTATACAATAAATATCGATTTAGTTCATCTTCCGCTATATCATTTTCTTCAACATTTAATGATATTTCAACGCATATAAATTTAAACTTGTCATTTTTAATACAATTAAAGACGATTGAATTTGAAGTAATAGTATTATCACTAACATAATTAAGATATGCTCCAAATTTATAATCACTAATATCGATTCCTTTTAAGAATTCAGTTGGAATATCATTTGTAATTTCTTTTCTTTTTTGGAAAACATATCGAAGGCCTCTAAAAACAGTTGATGAATTTTTTTCAAAATTACCTATATCAAATTTAGACCATAATCTTTTTGGTTTATTATTAAACCATGTTTCATTTGCTCCGTATTTAACATATCCAGTCCAATTGAAATGTTTATCAAAGAAATTGAAATCAGTTCTTTTTAATTTATCAACCGTTAAACCTCCATCATTTGCAAAATCTAAATAATTATTTAAGTCTTTTCTATCACTTAATATATTAGTTGGAATCTTATTTAGATAGAAATGTTCCATATTTAAAAATTCAACATTTCTTTTTGAATCTAATTCTATATTTGGCGATAAATTATCATCTCCAAACGCTTCATTAACATTTAAAATGTATGGTAAATTTCTAGCGTTTGATGCGTCTTTAAGTTCATATTTACAAATAGTAGGAACAACTCTACTTAAAAGAGCGGTTTCTTTAAGACTATTTTCTTTAAGTCGGTCATATTCGTTTAATAATTCTGTTTTCACGACCGTGTTTGAAGTTTCTCCAGATAAAATATCTCTAAGGCCTGAATAAAAAGATTGTGCATTAACATCCTCTACAACATCAATATACTCAGGTATTGAAGGTGTTTCTGCTGTGCTTATAAATTCTGGATTATTTTTTCTAATTTTAATTTTATCATAAACAAGGTCTCCTAAGTCTGAGTTTCTGGTTGAATAAAAATCAAAATCGAAATCTTTAAAATCGTATGCTGCAAATCTACCATGAACTGTTTTATATTCATCGTAAACTTCATATACTCTATCATTTGAAAGTTTTGTGACCCTATCTAAAATAACTCTATAATAATCAGTATCAAATGGGTCCCGATTAATTTCTATAATTTTAACAAATTTATCAGAATCTTTTTGTTTTAAATATTCTCCAACCTGTACATTCCCAATTTCTGAAGACTTAACAAGAATTGATTGCCCTTCAACTGATCCTGCTATAGTTGTCCATATACTCCAATCGCTTGGGATATATGGAGTTAGACCAATATCATTAAATTCACTATCCTCAACTGTAATAAAATCAACAAAATTAAGGTTATATACGCCAAACGCTGTTTGTCTTCTTTTATTTCCAGAAACTATCTCTTCAATAATTATCGAAGTATCAATAACTTTTGTTTTATACGTTATAATTTCTCCATTGTTAATAGCAGAGGCAAATGCGATTGCTATTTGTTGTAAACTTCCTTGGTTTGAAAACTTATTTCCATTTGCTCTACCAGGAGGAAGCATAGGATCTGCACTTGCAACAACAATATAGTCTCCTAAATTGTATTGCGAGATTTGAAGTTCCGTTTTATCTCCAATAAAAACTCTATCATTAGCACTTGGAATATCTTTTATAGTTACTTTAATAAATCCTTTGTAGCTTGGTTTTTTTAGATCTGCTGTTATTTTCTTACCATTTTTTGCATATCCAATAAAAGATTTTTCATCATTGTTATTTGGAGAGATTAAAAACTTATAAGACCATATTGGAGGTATGCCAAGTCCCGAATTACCTGCATTAATTAATTTGCTAGTTGAATTTTTTATATTATAAAAAGTACCTATTTTGTCTTTAACATATTGAAGCGTTGGAATTTGGAATTGATCGTTTCCAGGAAACATATTAATATCAGTAATTGAAATTGAAAATTGACTTAAGTCATAAAATGTTTTGTAACTATTATATTCAATATTCAAATAACCATGAGAATCAAGTCCAATAGAACCAAAGTCTCCCTCGTCAATATCATCTACATAAATACCAAAGTATCGATAAATTTTATAGTTTTCTGCAGTATAATCATCAAACAAAAATTCTAAATTAATTATATTAGCAGAAACAATACCATTTCTTTCAAATCCATTTGTTATGGTTTGGTTGCTAAAAATTTCAGGATAATCAACTTGAACATAATCTCTGTCTAATTGCTCTGTTTTAACAGTAAATCCACCATTGACAATATCAATACCATTAAATGTTGATTGAGAACCTTCTTTAAAATTTATAGTAAGCGCTGAGTTTGGAAATCTTTTATCGTTAACATGAGTATTTAAGTATTCTCCAATTTTTGAAGATTTACCTAAATCAATTGTTTTAATTATTGTTGCATTTTTAAGAAGTTCTAAAATCCTAGAATTTTGTCCGATAGTATCTTCACTATAGTTAGTTGCATAATCAACGTCCTCGATTCTATAAATTACAAATTTAGAAGGTACTTGTTTTTCAAGCCAAATTGGAGCAAATATTTTATATTGCTCATCATATAATTTAGTAGTATTTTGGATTGCACCATATTGATACTGGTCTTCGTATTGAAATTCATACTCAGAAAATAGGGTAATATCTGAAGATGCTCTAAGAGTTTCATATCTTTGGGTTAGTGGAAGATTTCTATAGAAATTAGCGATATCGATAGAATATATCCCAGAAGATTTAACCTCATATTTTTGATACTCAATTTTAGAAAGTTCTTTATTTGCTCTAAAAGAACTTAAGAATAGGTCACCATTAGAGTTAACAAGTAACTTTGAGTTACTTGTTAACTTTGGGTTTGTTCTTAATAAAACAAAAGATTTATTATCTATTGAATTGTTTACAGTACTAGTATTAATTGTAGCCATCTAGGACACCTCTTTTTATTTATATTATATATCCCAGATTATGGAACAACATAAAGAGGTAGAATTCTTAGTAGAACTTATTAATATCTGGGAAAGAAAGATCTAAAAAGCTAGAAGATAACCATCGACGTCTTCCTCTTCCTGGTTGGTAATTTTGTTTATATGTTGTTAGCATCGTGCTTGTAACATTATTAATATTTCTACCTTCTGCTGCATATTTAGAGGTTACTTCAACATCAAATTTAAAATCATTATTTCCAAAATCAATTATATCAATACCTATTTTTTTAGCATAACTTAAGTTTGTAAAAGTATTATCTAAAATTCCACCAACTCTACCAGTTCCAGTGGCTTTAGGTCCATAATAATCAGTCATACGGTACTGATATACCAAATCAACTGACACTGCGTTCGCGCTTCCTCCTGGAATTAACTTTTTACCACTTTTATTAGAAGAGTCTACTACTAATGAATTAACATTTAATGGAGAGATATAAAGAAAAGAACCGCACGATCTTCCTCCTAATAAGTATTGGTCTTCTGGAGAGAATCCTGCTTTACCCGTCTGTCTTAGACCTTGTACAATTCCAGTTTGATTATCTACAGTAGGTGGTTCTATTGTACTTATTGTATCAATTATTCTAAGTGGCGTTTGTTTTTTACCATGGGCATCAGTTGCTCTTAGCGAAGCAGTTTTTGGCATTCCAATTAATCCGTTACTTGCAATTTGTTTTAAAGTAGAACCAGGAACCGCACCGTCATTATATGTTTTTAAAAGAGGATGGTCAACATGTAAATAAATACCATTCGAGTATTGCGTATATGTTATTTGATTTCCAATTGCAACTTTTTGAGGTGTTGCTCCACTAAAACCACCATTCCAAACAAAATCATTTGGACTACTTGATATTGGAATATATGCAGTTGCAGTTACTCCTACTCCTGAAAAGTTTTTAAATTCAGGATTAATAGTATCTTGTGGAACTATACTAAAATCATATGAAATTCCATACTCATATTTATCATACGCACTATTTATACCCTCGTCCGTTGCTGGTAAAGCAGTATTAATATTTCCATCACTATTAACACCTTCAGTAATTACATATAAATTATCATCATTTGCAATATTTTTAAATCTAGAGTAGATAAATTGTCCTTTTAACTGAGAAGACTGATCCGGACCGCTATTAATATAATCTGTATTAAGATTGTTAATATTTTGATAAATTACCGGAACTAAATCATACTTAGCTTCATCTCTATAATAATCACTATTGTAAACCGGATCTGGCGTTCCAGTTCCAAGTCCAAACTTTGTATTATTTGTAGAAACCGGAGCAGGTTGCGTTGTATCTCCTACAATTCGGGATATTAACTCAAGGTCGGTTGCTTTAGTATTTGATAGCTCAATTTTAAAGTTTTTAGTAACAATTGCTCCTTTTCCATTAACTGCTGGAATTTCTTGACTATAGTATCCTGCAAACAACTGTACAGTTGAGTTATTTGTTACTGGTGTAACATTTCCATTTTCATCAATAATTCTTACAAGTAATTCTCCAGTTGTTTTTTCAATAACCGCGCGTAAGCTTAGAACCTCATTTTGAAGAGCTAGTAGCTTTTCATAAACAGTGATTGGGGCTTGAGCATCGGTTATAAAACCAGAAGCTATTGTATTTGCGCTATGCGCGAATGTTTGACTACCAACTGTAAAAGATTCTCCAACATGTTTGTATACACCTACAGATTCTAGGTCCTGTTGGATTTGCACTTTTAATAGGTCAAGCTCATTAGCCTTAATAACATTTCCTAAATTATCAGTGTTAATTTCACCTTGTGGAAATTCTATTTTTTCAATTGGAGACCAGTCTGATTCTAAAGGATTCGCAGGAAATCCAGCTTCAGAAATTGATTTAATCATAAATTCAACAACTTCACCAGGGTTAATTGCAATATCAAAAGAGTTAAAGTTTACCGCATTAGCATCTTCTTCACTTTCAAGAATCCAACCATATTTTCCATTAGCATCCATTGCTCTTTTTCTAACAGGCCCGTTAACTTCTACCCAATTTGAAAAAGCAGCTGTTTTTTCAGTTTGGTTTGTTGCATCTATAAATTTAAGTTGATCGATATTTGAAGTTTTACCTGAAGTAGAAACATATCGGTATCTAATTTTAAATTGTACAACCTCTTGTGATACTTGGTTTCCAATTGTTTTTGGTTCTGGAACTGCCCAAAATCCTCTAACTTTATACTTTGGAGATGCTGTTTGTAGGTCTGCAGATTCTGCTGAAGATTTTATTTCACTAACAACAGATGAAAAAAGTTTTGATTCAGATTCTCTTTGAGAAACTAGAGAGTTTAATTCATTTTTATGAGTATCACTTTCTGCCTGAGATGCAAATTTCTTAGTATTAATTAAAGATTTTTTCTGTTTGATAGATTCATCAAGTTGTTTTAATGACTGCTCTGTAGATGATTTATCAGACTTTAATTGTTTAATTTTATCGGTTGTAGTGTTATCAGTTAAATGCTTATTAATTTGAACAACTTTAAAGTTTTCAACATTAATGACCGGTGGTGTTGGTTTGATTCCAGAAGCTGCAGGTGGAATATAATCTACCTTTAGTGATTTAAGAAACTGTCCAAAATCCGCAACTTCATTTTTATAGTATTCAGCTAGGGTCATTTTATTACCAGCAACATCATTCATTTCTAAACTATTAGAATAGAATCCAACCCCTGGTGAAAAATCTTCAGCAGGTATTTTTGAAACAGGGTCTATTGGTTTAACAAAGATAACTTGACGTTCATTAAATGCAACATTGATTTCTATATTCAAATCAGTATCGATTGCTTTATAAATTCCAAGTTGGTTAACTCCAAGTTTAATAGATTCAGAACCTTCAAGTAATAACAATTCAACTTGTGATGTCGAAGCATCAATAGAAAGAATTTGGTATCTTGTTCTATAATTTCCAGAGTTTACAATAAGAGAATCTCCAGTCTTTAAAGTTTCAGTGTCTTTAAGAGTTTTAGTTGAATCTGTAAAGGTTAATTTGTTAAATGTGAATAACTTAACTATTTTAGTTTGAGTTGTTCCATCAATAACAATATTTTTTTGAGCATTGTCAATTTTAATCACATCAAAAAATCCAGTGTATTGAATTTTTCTAATTGGCATATCAATAACTTGAGAATCTAAATAATAAACAAAGTTATTGTTACTTAATTGCGTTGTAAAATCAGAATAAACAATTTCGCTACCTCCTTTATAAAGTTCATCAAACGCAGTAATTGAAGTTAGATCATTTTCATTAAATATGTATCTTTCAACATATACCTTTTCAGTTTCTACTGGAATTTGTTTGCTTACATCTAAATTTATTGTAAGCAATGGATTTAAAAAGTTTTCGAAAAAATCATTTAATTTAGTCGAAAACTGGGTAGGAGATGCTAGAGAAGTAATAGAAGGAGATGGTCCTTTTAATCTTGAAGTATGTATAGTTCTAAAAGAACCGTCTTTTAGTCTTACATTTGCGTTTGAACCTTCAAGACCACTAATTGAGCTCACATTACTATTCAAACGATCGATTTCTCTTTTCAAATACCCAAATGCAGGTATTTGAATGGTTTCCATCTTGTTTGTTTTACTATTAAAAAGGTCAATACTGACAGTTTCCTTATCGGTAGTGATAGCTTCGTTAATTCTTACAAATGTTTCTAATGAGTTAGTATTTAACTCAAGAAACTGTTCAAGTAATTGTGATATTGAATTGCTAGCGCTCATATTATCTTATTATTTCAAGTTCAAATGTCTTGTTTATTTCGTCTATACATATTAATTCAAAGTAAGGTTTTAGGCTTAAAATATTATTACTATCTATAGAAGCCTTTAACACATAACTATTATTTTTATCTGTGTATATGTTTATTTTGTAAGTTCCTAGAGTTGACAATTGATTTTTAAAAGAAAACTTAATAGTTTGCCCGTTTTTCCAAGAATTAATACTATCATCTAAGTATATATTCAAGTCTCCGGTCATTGTACCTGTATCGGTATTAATTCTAATCAAATTATCGAATGGTCGTATTCTTGTGATTAAGCCAGTAGATGCAGTAAGAGTTAAATTGAATGGATTACTTGGCGCAATTAAAGAACCAGACGTACTCGATATAAAGTTGTATTCAAAAATAGAATTTAATGTATATCCATTATTGTCATTAACTATCTTAATCATGTTAGGATTTGATTTGTCAATTTTTACCCCATTTCCAGCGCTAAGTACATTAGTATTGTATTGTATTTCAGTTGGAATAACTCCACTAATCATTTGGTTCAACCTTGTATTTACCGAAGTAATCATATCTAAAATTGAAGTGGATGACGCATAATTTAAAGATGCATTTTCAACAGCAGTTTCAAGCAACGCAATTCTTTCAGAAAAATCAGTTGATGTACTATATGCCATTAAATTTTCTAATTCCGCTACTCTTTGCGCAATTGCAGCATAAGAATTTCCAGCATCAACCAGCAATTTAGCGGCATTTTCAAGAGCAGTTGTTGTGTCCAAGAAAATATCCATCGAAAATGTAGAGTAATCATTTATATTTAATTCTACACCTACATTATCTAATGATGAGTTAAATTTTACATTTAACTTAAGAGCAAATGCATTTCCATTTAATCCAGTAACATCATTCGGTTTATATTTAGAAAGTTCAGGTATGTACCATCCTGTGGTGTTAGGGTCATTTTTAAAATTATCTAATATTAATATACCATAAAGATTCGTAGACTTATTAGAAATATTTGATTTTGAATATAAGTCATAGTAAACTAATATTGCATTAAATCTAAAGTCTCCTCCTCTTTTAGAAAATTCTTGAAAATTATTTAATCCAGGGTCATTTGCAATTTTAGCGTATAGAGTTGAATTCCATTCAATTCCATAATTATATAAATCTACCGGATCCAAGCTTATAGTACCCGCAGCATTATCAGCAAGAGCATCTAGATTTAAAAAAGCGTCAGGATGAGTTTGTCCATCTCTTCCATTAATTTCATTTTGAGGTTGATATGAAATTGCTGTTGTATTATACTCAGTTGACTTAAATAATATTTCAGGAGTATATCCCACCGAAGAGGGAACATTTACGAATATTTCATTGTAAGTATTTCCTTGATAATTTTTATCGTTTGAAACGTCGATATTTCCAATATACTTTACAACTCTAGAATATGCATTTCCGGTGTCTGTTGTATCTTCATTTTCTATAGCTCTAGAATACCCGCTTACAACTTGCTGGGAATTCGCGGTTTTAACCTCAAACGCACCTAAATGATGCAACCATTTAAACAATATTTTTTCAGCATCACTAGCATATATTGTGTTATCAAAATCATCATCGGTTAGGATAAAATTCTCAAAGTTAAGTGCGTAATTTTGTAATGTTTGCGCAAAATGTACATTTGCATTGTCAACTGTATTATCATCATACGGACTACTAGATGCTTGGTATAATTTATTAAATTCAATAAAGTTTGCACCACTAGTGCCTGGATCCGATACAACAGGAATATCTATTAATGCAAACTTAGAGTACTCAAAATTTATGTCAGGATTATAGTAAGCCCTTGTCAAATCTCGAGCAGCACTTGAAAATGCATACATAGTACCTCCCTGTTCTTGGGGTATTCTTATTAATGGTGTTGCCATTTAAGCGATTTTGTTTTTATTAGTATTGGTTCATTTATATTGCAGTACCACTTACAGTACATTTGAATGCAGATATTATCACAAATCCATTAATAGGAGACGTAATATATCTTAAAGTTAATGAACCACCATTGGACATTACAACAGATGCAGCAACTCCTATTATATTACTGTTGCTAATAGTAATTGTTCCCCCGTTTGCGATTAATGTAATTTCTTGACCAGCAGATGCAGCTGCTAAAGAAACGGTAGTATTAAACACAACCGAATTCAATACATAAGTAGTATCTTGATAATCTACCGCAGACTGTGGGAGACTTGTTGGATTAGAATCAATAGAATAAATTAATCCATCACCAAGAACAACTTCTTGATTAAGTTTAATCGGTAGATTTGCATTAATCTCATTTGATTCAACTTTAAAGAGATCAGAGCCATTATTAATTCTTAAAGTACCTCCGGTAATTAATCCCGTTAATGTAAGAACTTGAGTGCTTGTATTTAATACGTTTGCAATATCTGCTAACTCATCATTAAGAGCTGCAAAATTATTATTTAATACGATTCTAGATGAAGAAACACTGTCGGTTCCTAAAATTGTTGTTATACTTGCCATTTTAAATGATTTTTAATATATTTTTATTTATTGTGTTTTTATTTCCATTCACGTCAGTTAATTCTAATTCAACAGTATAATCACCTTTATGTTTGAATAGGTATGTCAGCCATGTATTACTATAATATATATCATTTACATTCTCGTTATTATTTTTAAGCGTCCATTTCTGGGCAATAATTCCTGGCATATTTGTAATATCATAAGAAAATGTAACATGATTTAATCTTTTAACCTCGACATGACTATCAATAACACATAAGTCTTGATAGTCAGGATTAAAACTTTCAAAATGTGTTTCAGAATCTGGTAGTATTTCTCCACCCGTTGCAGTAAATCCAACACTAAAATAATCATGAGTTCTTGCGGGTTCTTCGCCAACTACTAAAATATAATCGCAAACATCTTCAGTTCCATTAATATCATTGTCAACTAATATCGGGTTGTAATTAAATTTAGTTAATATTGGATGCTCTACCTGATCTAATTGAGAAAGTTCATTTGCAATTGCTCTCCATGCACTTAAATCAGTGTTATCAACGGGATAGGTTGATTGGATTTCATATGAATCAGTAATTAATAAATGTGAATTAACGTCATATTGTGTCATGTAAAAAGTATAGCCATTAACATAACCGTTAGATTGTAATAAATCCATCTTGAATGATGAGTTTATATCAGCACCGACTCTCATCATATTCCAATTAACCTCGTCACCATCTTCCCATAATTGAGTTCTTAATTCTCTCCACTGATATGGTCCCGGAGTTTCGGCAAATCCAGTAGGGTTACTTGGATCTGGGTCAATATATCTTCTTACTGTAGAAAATTCCGGACCATCCTCTTCGTCGTGTACATAATTTGCGCGGTCTAATGTTAAATAATATGTTGCGATAATACTATCAACATCAGCAGTGTTCTCTCTAGCCCAATCCCAGTCACTACCCGCAACATCATAAGAGTACTTATACTCATTCCAATTTAATTGAGGTAACATTCTTTGGAATATTCCATACACCTCAACATTTTTGTTTTTTACTTCAAAATAATCGGGTTTTCTATAAGAACTTCGCACATTATATAAATCAAATATAGACAATTCAACCGAATATACTCCAGAGTATGGAAGTACTATTGGAAACTTCTGATATTCTGGATGAAAAACCCCAGATCCATCGTAATAACCAACTCCACCTCTAAAGGATTTTGAATAACCTCTAGGTCCAAGAATTGTCCATTCCATTTCATAGATTCCCTGTCTCCACCAGTTATCCCAAGTTAATAAGTGATTTCCAGTATCTTCTGCATCCATATATGTAAATTCTGCCGAATCCCAACTTCCTATAAACGAGTCTGCATTTAAAATAACGGGGCATCCTACTGGAATTCCAGCAAGTGTATTAAAACTAGATAGGTCATCAATATAATAGACATCATAAAAATTTATTATAGATTCTGAAATTTCTTCTCTATTGGTATTACTAAGAGCAGAAAAGTCTTGACCAATTCCGGTTAATCTGTAGTCAACCTTTCTTAAGTCTTCGATGAATAATTGTTTATCTATTGGGTATCTACTAAAATCAACCCTCTGTCCGGCAGTTTGGTCTTTAATAGAATGTTGATTATTCCAAACGTTTAAATTAAATTGTGCAAAATAATCACCTTCTCCTGTAATATCTACAATTTTAGCCTGAAGCGGCAAATACGTTGCTTGTAGTTTATTTTTAAGTCCATACAGTTTTATAAGTACTTCATCCGGACTATAGTCAGTTGATTCAACTACAGTTGGGATATCCCACTCATCAACATTACCATCAGCCTCATTTAATCTATAGACAAGAGAAAATCTGCTGGTCTTTTTTAAATTAGAACTTGGTAATTGGTTTCCTTGGTTTTTATTTGCAAGAAATCCAACAACATCTTGATTTGGAAGGGCAATTGCTTGTAGTTTTCCAAAGTTTTCTGCCTGTTCATTAATGTTCAACCAATATTCTTTGATTGTTATTTTATTGTAACCGTAAAAATCGATAGCATTTAGGAGGGCTTTATAAGTACCAACAAATGGTTTTATCTGGGAAGCTTGTAATAAGAGTTCTTTTCTCTTTTGATTCATTAAAATCCAGTCTGGAGACATTTCTAAAATGTTAGAATCTTTAAGTATGATATACTCTTCCTCAGATAGTGACATTCCCATATTTGATAGAAGAACCGATAATCTTTCGTCTTCAGATTCCGTCTCTCCATATATTCTTATACTTGCAATTAATACTTCTGGGTCATTATCGGCTATTTCATAAATATCAAGGATTCTTGTATGGTAATTATCTTCCTCACTCATAAGAGCAATGTTACACTTAACGGGAATCATTAGAATTTTACTATCAATAATTTTAAAACCATCAGAGTTTGTTCCTACTGCAGTATTTGCGTTTAATATAGTATGAGTTTGAATATCATCTTTTTGAATTTCAAGAACTCCATTATTATTTTTAGCGCTATACATAAATATGTCTTCACTAAATTCATAACCGCTAAAAAATTTGAATTTAAAAGTACTTGTAGTATTTCCAGTTCCAATAGGAGTAATAAACTTTTCACCGCCTAATTTACCTTCTACTTGTTCTAATATATAAATTGTAAGGGTTTCATATAGTCCAGTAGATACTTTTGGTAAATAACAAACTCCCTCCCATATATCCGTATCAGAATTATATAGAAGGTTTAGGTCATTTGATTCACTATCAAAAAATCTTAAATTTGGATTCGCCATTCTTACTTAACTTTTTTATCGTCTTTTCTAATTGTATATGATTTGTAGGCTTTTAAATATGTTACAGAATCAACCCAATCAGCGACAACATGTTGCATCATTGTAATAAAATCATACATTGTATTATTTCTCTGTATGTATTTTGATAATGAATTGCTTAATATATTTGTTCGATAATCATTACCTTCATGTAATCTTTTGTCCATTACCGAAAGTCGAGTGTTGTAACTCTTAACCTTACGAACTTTAAATAAATTACTTAAAATACCCATTATAGTGCTTTTCTATTTTGAGCTTGAATTCTACTAAAAACTGTATTTGGTACTGCAGGTTCATCAAAGTAAACAGATAGCGCTGCCATCTCTCCAACTTTAGCATCATCTAAAACTGATGCACCGTCTCTATCTATCCATCCTCCTCTGAATAGGGCAACCTCTTCTTTTTCTAAAATAATATCTCCAAAGGAATCTAGATTAATTACATTTTCTGGAAGTGCAGCATTTGGTTCAAAATTAACCAAAGTAGTAGATACGTTTCTTTTAAAGAAAACGTATTTTTGTTTTCCATTTCCAATATCCTCTAGCGTTGTAGTTGAAGGAGTTACTGTAACTGTTTCACTTACATAATATCCTAGTCTTCTTGCAGTTTCTTCCTTTTCAGAAACAAATCGAACATTAACCGAATCGATTCCTTCAATTCCTTCTAATAGTGCAATAATATCTGATTTTGGTAAACGGTCTCTACGTGTTATATTAATTAAGTATTGTGATATTTTAGTTCTTATTTCTCCAAAAAGGTTAATCTTATTGAATCCTTCGAAATATCTTACTTTAACATCCATTCTAAAATATTGAACTTTAGGTTCTACAATCTTAACTTCGGTTGTTACCATCTGTCTACCTGAATTTTCTAAAGTTCTAAGAATTCCATTCTTTTCCTCTTCTGAGAAAAAGAATTCCTCTTTATGCAGATTAAAATAGTCATTATTTTTAGTTAATTTTCTTTTAGTATCTGGTAACATGAATAAGTAAATCACATTGTCGTCATCAATATATCCGTCATCGGTAGTATTGTAAGCATCTAGATATGAGAACATACCATATTTTGATAGAAATGCTTCATAATTGTCCGGTGTTGCTAATACAAATGAGTGACTTTGCAAAGGTGCAATCAATTTAGTAAGTTCAATACTTTCAGGGTTAGATCCCATTGTAGGTGCAACCGTAAATGAAGATTCTAATAATTTATTTAAGTCACATGAATTTCCAAGAGAATCAAAACCTTCAGTTTGAAATTTAAAATTAAGGTCTTTAGAACCTGTTAAATTACCTTTGACTCCATCTGAAACAATATATTCAATATCAATTGTAGAACCTTCAGGTGGAATCATTCCAAATGAACCATTACCAAAATAAATATCTAAACCTCCGGTGATTCCAGTCTTAACAAGATATCCCTTAGTTCCAACGTGCATATCATATAATGAATCATATTTGCTCCACAATTCGCTATTAACACTAACCCGAACCGAATCATTGTCTGTTTGTTTTTTAATAATTACGTTAAATGATTGTAATTTTTCGCCAGTACCTGTTAGTGTCTGCTTTTCAATTTTACCCTGAATAATAGGGATATACATATAATCAGGACTGCTTTTTTGAATTACAAACTGATCATTGTTTGTTTTTAAGATATATTCTAAACCATTTTTACTTGCCTTAATTATTGAATTTGCAGGAATAATTAGGGTATCTCCTTCAATATCATTAAATGCGCTAGTATTTAGTCTTATTTTTAATTCACCTAAGGCAGATGAACCTCTAAATGCGTCGTGTCCTGCAAGTCTTGCAAGTCCATATATAGATTCCGGGTCTTGTGCTGTTAATATATTTTGTTCAACTGTAGCATCTTCAATGTAAAAGAATACTAAATTAGTAATTTCAGCTAGTACTTCAAGTATTTGAGAATACGGTGAAGCTGTTGTAAATAAATCGCTTGATCGCCCATATACTCTCGAAATATATGTTCGAGTATCGGCAATCATTTCAGTAGCCTTAATTCTGGCTTTTGATAAAAATTTTAATTCAGTCATCTCATTTATTTTTTTATATAGCGATTGTTATTCCAAACCTATAGTCAATAGCAATATCTATAAAAACTACATTTCTTTCGGTCATTTCTGCAAATTCAACAGTAACATGCACTGGTATTTTTGCGGATAATGGAACATATCGCGAAATAGCACTTTGAACTACTCCTTGTAACATTGTATCATTGTACATAAAAGAATATACATAATCTTCAAGATTAAGCCCAAATTCAGGGTCTCCCATCACATCGCCTTTTTCTGTAAATACCAGCGTTTCGATCTGGGATATTATTAGAGCAATATCTTCGTCGATTTGTAATTGGTCTTCATCGTAATTTGGGTCTTCTAGCGATTTTATGTACAATTCCATAATAATATATATTTGTTTAAGAATGGAACATCCAGTCAGTACCTTCTTCGCTTTTGATTTCTTCAATTACTGCAGTTAGTTCATCTTCGCCAAGCGATTTAATTACATCTGGATTAATTTGAATATTTCCAGGAAGAGAGAATCCAAATATTCCAAGTTTTTGTCCTAACGAAATTTTAATCTTAGCCGAACAATATCTAAAAAATGCTTCATCTTGAAATAGCGCACATTCTGGAATTGTTTGATAAACCTTTAGAATTGTATCTTTTTTAGGAGTTTCTCCCATGAATTTTAATTCATGTGTAAGTTGGCTATAATGAAAACCATACGGATTCTTAAAAATTTGTCGTGCTAAATCAAAGAAAGATTCATTGATTACGTAGTATTGTAAATTTTCTGCAGCCTGTCCAGTTTTAGAACCTCCATAAATTCCACCCATTAACATTCTTTCAATTGCAAAATCTCCTTGAGTAAAGTTAATGTCCATACTTCCTCCCCATGTGTTTCCTCTTTCAAGCACCGCAAATACTGAAAATATTTCACCGCCACCGGTAAGAGGGTCCATTGCAGGAAGAGTGAAAGACCTAGAATATTTAAAATGATCTGATAGAAACGCAGATGCTGGAATTACTAAAAAGTTTTCTTGTACTGAATACTCATAATTTTTATAGAACCATTTCTTTGCTCGTCTAACTATGTTTTGAACCTCTTGTCTTGGAAGATTCATCGGTATCATACATGAACCTGTTATATCGTCTGCAAGTTCATTTACAAAATTGTTAAAACATTCATTATCCCATTCAGGATGTTGTTGAATTGATTCTCCACCTACTAATATATTACCCATCTTTTTATTTTATTTTTATATTGCTCTAGATTTAATAATTTCAACATCATTAAATCTAGCCAGTTTTTTATCAAATGAACCCTCTCTAAAGATTCCTCCATTCATTGTTCCTTTAAAAGTTCCTTTTCCATAGACATAACAATCATTTGCGGTACATGTTCCATGAACATAAGAACCATCTAATTTAGAACTATTAAGTTGTGTTGATTGGTAGAAATTACAATAATGAATATCAGAACCGTTAACATCACATCCATACATATCGCATTCGGTAAATTCTCCTCGCAAGAAACAATTCACAAATTCATACCCTCTAAGGTCAACACAATATTCTAAACGACCTCCATTTACTTGGATTTTACCAGCGTCAGTATCATAATTAATATGTCCTTTGCTAAGGTCTCCATGTGTAAATAATTTCATTACACGTTCTTTGACAGAAGTCCAATATAAATCTACTACTTTAGGATTGTCATCCATGTCGACAGTGAACTTAACATTTTTCCAATTATCTTTAATTGTTTTCCAGTCCTTTCTAGCATCGATTATTCTTTGGTTATCTGCAACTATTTTTTTTAATTCAATTGCATTTAATTCCGTAAAGTCTGGGTTTTCGGTTGATTTCCATAATTGAAGTAGGAAACGGTCAACTAAATAAAGAATTGTAGTTGTTTTCTTTTCCCAGTCCTCTCCTCCAATATAGCGGAATTCCAGATAATTTTTATGTCTTTTGTCAAAATTTATCCCATAATATTTTGTATCAGGGTAGATAAAGTTTTGTTGATTGATATGCTTTCCATCAAAGAAGTACGTGTCCTCTTTTGGTAGGACAAATTTAATAGATTTTGCGTAGGCTGAGTTTTCTCTTTTAGGAAAGAATTTGAATACTTGCTCTTCATTAAAATCTAAAATGAATTTAAGAACATTCATCTTAGAAATACGATACTTGTTTTCAATTTTTGATTTATCAAATGAAAGATTTAAGTGAATCGAAGACCTATCATTTGTATATCCATTCTCTTGAATCCATTGACAAACATTAATTATCATTAGTCTGGCTGCAGTATATGGAAGGGCTCCAGTAACTAACTCAAGAAGTTTAGCTCCACCCGACATGTCAGGTTCTATTTTAAATTCATCGCGAGTTACTTCAAAATCGCTATGTGCTTTATCCTCGACGTGAATCTTTTTGCCAAGCAGTTTTTCAAGTTTTTTTGCAGTATCTTCAGCACTAAAATTTGAGTAGAACTCAAATTCACAACCTATAAGAGATTTAGATAAAATGTCAGATTCATTTAGATTATTCATTATATTACTTATTTTTAAATTTATTAAATCTAACTATATCTATCTCTGAAAATGAAAAGATAAATACATTTAATCTTTTTAACGAAGTATCTTCAATTGAATTGTTTTTTGCGCTATTGGAAATATTACCTCTAGATAAATTAATACCAATATCACCATAATGTTTCACGCATAGAGTTGCACAATCCCATATATTCATTAGATTTCCATTTATATCATATTGATATAGTTTTTTAGACATCGGATTATTTACGCCATTGTAAAGGCCTATTTTTTTAATAGACATTTTCTTTTTAGATACATCTTTATGCTCTTTTCCAAACATTGGATTATTAACGCCTGCATTATTTGAGTTTTCTTTCATTTTAATTAAAGATTCATCGGTGTGTTTTTTACCAAAAAAAGAATTTTTTGGACCAGGTAGTGCGCCGGCACCGTGTTTTGATGGAATTGCATAATTTCTATTTAATGAATGTCTTATATTTTTTAATATTATTTCTCTTTCAAATAAATATGCTTCTTCTCTGGAATTAAATGTCTTAACTATTGTTTTAATTAATTCAAATTTATTAACTTTCCATTTGCACATCGAGCCTTTATAATCATCTAATTCTGGCAAAACATAACTAGTTCTACTTCCATAGTAAAATTCACCAGTTTGCGGATGTTTTACAATATAAACATAATGAAACATGAGTTTGGGTTTTATTCTATATATCTAAGAATAAAACCCAAACTCATTATTTTTTATAGAGTATTCATTCAATTTGGATATATTAACTTAAGTTAGGTTATATATCCAAGTAAAAAATAACTATACCATAGAATCCCGTTTTGCTATAAGTTTTTGAAGTGATTTGTTAACGCTTACTAACCACGTTTGTATTGAAGTAACATTAATTCGTTTCCAACTATCGATTTGAGCTTGGATGCTTCTTTCTTGTTCTTGATAGTAGTATGCTTCGTCATTATTATAATTTTTAGCAGCATCTCTCTTTACAATTTCTTTCCAAGTCGGCCATACATAATCACTTTTTGCCTTAATCTCATCATCTGTTAATTTAGAGTTAACTTCAAGTTTTTCTTGTTCTATTTTAATACGTTGCTTGTAACTATTTATTTCTTTATTAATTTGTTCAAGCTTAGACATTTTCTTAATTTTGTCTGCATATTCTTTAGCAATTTCGGTAGCTCCAGTTTTTGGAATGCTGGTCTTAACAATATATCTATAGTGAAGTCTCTGAATGTTATGTCCTCCTGCATAAATCGCTTCAGTTTGGAAACTATAAGTGTTTTCTCCTCTTTGGATTTGAGCATCAATTTGAATATTTCCTTTAACGCTCTTACGCACGTTCATTGATAATAGTGAATCGGTTGGTAAGGTATACATTTCAATAGATTTAACCATATCGTATGTTAAATTGATTCTAGCATACTCTCTGTCATATTTAGTAAACTCCTGTTTAAAGGTCTCAACAAACCATTTTTCGGTTGCAGCTAACATTTCAACAATTGTAGGTTCCAACGAATCTAAAATAACATTAACAATATTATCTTGATTTGACTCATTTAAGAATTGTCCGTATGTTTTAAATTTGTTCATGTTTTATATATCTGTTTTAATTATAATGTAAATATAAACAAAAAAACCCAGATCCTAAAATCTGGGTTGTTAATTTTATGTTAAAGTTATTAACAATTATAGTTTCAAGAAAACTTTTCTAGTAGCTACGTCCATTCTTGTTATTTGAACGGTAATATTATCGTTCTTTGTAAGCGAATCAACCTTAACATTATCAGGAAGTTCGGATACGTGAAGTAATCCAACAATTCCATCTCCAACATCTACAAATACTCCATAATCTTTAACAGATTTTATTGTACCTTTAACTTCAACTGGAAAGCTTTTATACTTAGTAGCAACATCAGACCATGGGTCGTTAATTTCAACATGCTCTAATTGAGTCAATGTTATTTTATCATTGTTGATTATTTCTTTAATCTTAAAATCAATAACATCACCTGGATTAATTTCTCTAGCCTTATGTTTTCTTGCCATTTCAGGGTTTAAATCATTTGCATGAATCATTCCAGTTAAACAATTATCAAATTCAACAAATACTCCGTATTTTGTAGAACCTGTTACGTTACCTTCTTTAGTTTCTCCAGGATTATTTCTAAGGTCTTCAATCGCATTTGGAATAAGTGCTTGAAGATATTTTCTATGAGATACAATTACTGTTCCTTTCTCAGGAGAGTAACTCATCGGTACTACATACATTTGTGTGTTAATGACAGAACCAAAATCTGCAAGTTTATTAATACCTGCTAGGGATCCCGGCATGAAACAATCGACTCCTTGCACATTAACAAAGTAACCTCCACCTGGAATCATACTTGTTACAGTTCCCATATAGGCAGTATTTCCAGTTTCAGCAGATGCTAAAATTTCTCTTAATGTAGCAGCTTTAATACCAGCTTCAACGGAACCTAATACAAATCCTCTGGTACTTTTACTTTTTTCTGCCGTAATTTCAACAGATATTTCAGTTCCAGGAATTAATTTTGATCTTGAGATTGCAGATTCTTTTGACAATTGAACATACACCATTTCTCGATATCCAATATCGATAGATGCCCATTCCATATCTACTGCGTACACTTTACCAGTGTGGGTTTCTCCAGCATGTATAATATGAGTTTGTGTATTTTCACTCCAGTGACTTTCCATTAAATTAAGAAGTTCTTGGGCATAAGGTTCTCTTGAATACACCTTAACACCTTCTGGAGCTTTTACATGGTGGTTTATCTTTCTAAGAGTAGATGGGCAATCTGCAGAATACAAATCCCAATCAAAGTTAGAGATATCGTTTAGTTGATTCTCTGTTTGTTTAGTTAAAACGTCTTGTGACATTGTTTTTATTTTTAAAGGTTAATAAATTATATATTTGTTTTATAAGGCCAATGGTGAAAAACCAATCATTGGAACAGGACCGCTAGGTGTTGGTATTTGTCCATTGTATATGAATTTCAGATCTAAGAGATGCTTTGCGCATGATGCCGCAACTGCAGTTGCAACTGCTTTTGTAGCAGTCTGTAGAGTTGGTTCAATTTTAAATCTTTTACCAGTATTCCATGCTCTTCTTAAATCTGCCCCTAATTTTGATTCATCTCCATAATATATTGGAATGTAATTTCCAGGAGATGGTATTAAACACGGTAATATAGGTGGTGATGTTGCAAATGGCTGCGCTGCTGTAGATTTCCAATAGTCAAGTATACATTTTGACATTACGCAATACGCATCATCGGCGCCGCATGCATTCCCAGCTTTTTTATTATCTTCCGCTATTTGATTAATATGTCTTATTTTTAGGTCTCTATATTTAACCTTTTCAAGATTATACCTAGTCAATTTTGCATTTATACGGCCCGGTTCGGTTCTCTTAGACCATTGACCAAATGTTTCATTTTTTGTATTTCCATTTAAGTTACCGTAACCACTATTATAACTAGTAGTATTAGTCGCAAGTATTGGGTTCTTACTTGGCGCGTTTTTTTGATTATTATCAATTCCTTTAACATATGTAAATATACATATCAATTTTGAAGTTATGAATTTTGGTATACTATCAGGTCTATCATCATATTCTTCTTGAAATAATCTATCATTTGTGGCTGCTTCTTTTTTGATTTTATTCTTAAGTTTTATTACACGAAGAGATTGTACTGTTAGTTCTCTATTTAAAGTATCTATTTTATTAGTATCTCTTCGTGAATTTGATTGTGCAACTGTTAATTCATTTTGGTATATCTTAATCTTAGCCATTATAAAATCAATTGAATCAATATCTTTAATCTTGTTAATATTTTTTTTAAGAACATCAATATTAATTAACTGTAATTCTACTGCAAGTTGTTCATTTAAACTTTCAATTCTAGGGGATGTAGATGTTGAAACTACATTAGTGCCAAAATTATTATAATCGTTTTTTTTTTTATACTCTAATTCAATTCTTTCTAGCAAAATTTCAGATCGGAGCACTTCAACGCGTGCATGCGTTTTCTGAATTGAATCAACTTTAACCTTAGATGAATTATCTTTTTCAACTAATTTATTATATTTTTCTTTTGCCTTTCTAATAGATTCAGTCGCGGAATTGAGTTGACTTTCGTAATTGTATCTAGTAACATTGATTGGACTAATTGCGTTAGTCTGTGGAAGTCCATTAATTCCAGTTCCTGTTTTTATAGAGTTGGTTTCTTTATCTAAAAATTCTAAAACTTGTTTACTTACTTTTCTAGCAAAATCCCCGTGATATGGAAGTCTTTCAACCCAATCTAAATATGTTTCAGTTCCATCATTTTGGTATAATACTCTATTTGTAAGTTCATCAACTTGCTGAGCTTCAGTCATAGGTTTTACAAGTTGAAAAGCTACAGGTGGATCGACTTTAATTTCAACTGCCTTTGTGTCTTCTTTTATTTCTATTGAAGCACTTCTATCTATATTTTTAATTTCTGCCAGTTTAGATGCATCCATTGCACTAATAAAAATATACTCATATTTACCAGGATCCGTAGGAGCTAAGAACTTTACAACTCCTTGGCTATCAGAAGTCAATGTTGGTTGTACGATTCCATTTAATGAATATGTAAATTCGTATGGAGAAGTTCCATCACCGCCAAAAACGGACATTGTTACATATCGAAGTTCCGGTTGGTTATCTACATTTTCAGAAGTTATATCAATATCTCCAAAAAGATTAGTTGGAGAAACAATTGGTTTTGGAATTATACATGTCGTAGGAAATAAAGGATAGAATTCAAATGGTGTTATCGTTTCTTTATTCTTTATTGTCCACTCTTCAAAGTCACAATCCGGATTTGTGCTTAAATCTACTCCAGGAAGTTTTTCAAACATGTCATCATATAATGGATTTCCAAATTTATCTTCTAATTGAGGTTCAAGAGATTTGAATAACATATTGAATGCCTTTTTAAATCCCTCTTCAAGTATTGGCTTTTGTCCAGATTTATGGATATTTCCAAATGGAGTTTGTGCGGTTTTAACAGCATTAAAATATTCATTAGCAACAAACGTACCAATATCATCTGGACCTTTAGAAGTTCTACTGGCCAGTTTTTTGGAAACGTTATTAATAAATATTGGCCACTGTGCAGGCATATTGTGTTAATTTATAGGATATTTATCCCAATTATTTATTCTTTTGCTGATATGTTATATGCGAACTCTTAAGACTTGAAACTGTCGAAGGAGTCGGTGGCGAAGGAGGACCTGAAGGGCCCGTCGGTGTTGGATGGATATGGGCTTTATAGTCATCCAATAATTTATTTAACCATTTTTCTAAAGAAACTCCACGAACCGCAGGCTCAGATTCATTCTCACTTCCCTCTCCAGTATTACTTAAGAATATGTTTCCAGAGTCTAAGAATATCTTGTCTTTAGTTGAAATTTTAATAAATCCCTTTTCATCAATTTGAATCAATGGACGTTCTTTGGCTCCGGTTCCTCGGGTAATTACCAATCCATCTTCAGGCGAATGATAGATTCTTATATTTCTTACTTCATCATATATAAGTGAAACAACATTATGCGCCGCACCTGATTTATCTAAGACATCCTTTTTAAGAGCTTTACTTTGATTGATTTGAAACCAATATTCCGGGTGATAGAGATTACCATTATCAAAACGGACAGCAACGATAGTTCCAACATTTGGAGTATTGTGAGCTCCAACTAAATCTCTATTCATTGGTGTTGCCCATGGAATAGCATCGTTAGGAAGTTTATCAAATTTTCCAAATACCTTAACCCTGCATCTACCCCAATTCTTTGGATCTGCATTATCAACAACTTCACCTATCCAATGAGTCTCCCTAATATTATCTTTTTCTAATTCAGTATCTGTTGCCATTATTTATAAACGTTACCTAAACTATTAATTGCCGCTTTATTAAGTCCTTGTTCTATTGTAGATCCTGGTTCTACACCATACACATTTGCATTAATTGCAGCTCCTATGCTTCTTTTTGAAGTTGCATTATTTAAGGCTGTTGTGCTTTGTTGATCCACCTTTCTTATAAAATTTGAAAATACATTTTCAAATTTAGGAATTCTATTAATTGTTTCATCTTTTAATCTTTGTAGGACTTCTGCTTTCTTTTTTTCTGCAAGTGCTTTAAGGTCTTCCTTTGCACTCGAAACTACGCTATCAAGTTTACCTTTAAGTTTATCTTTAGCGAATTCAAGAGGAGTTTTCTTTGAAGATGAAAACATTTCCGCGTCAGGCGCGGGAGATAATTGACCCGCTTGGTATGTTTCTTTAATAATTCCATTTAATACCCGAGCTTCAACCTTTTCGAGTTTTTCATATTTTATCTTAAGTGCCTCTTTTGCCATCTCAGGATTTTTACTAAGATCTGCAAAAACAGTAGTTCCTGATGCTAAATCAAACTCGCAATATTTTAATCCTATCATAAAATAAGGACGGGCTTCTGGCCCAGAAATACCAGCATTTTTATTTTCAGTATCGATTGATGGTTTAAAATTACCGGGAAATCCAGTTACGGCACTTTTATCCATTTTTTTAGGAATACCATTTACCTTTACGTCTTCAACAATTGCAATTGTACGTACTTCAGTAACATATACCCACATTCTAAACTTTCTTAAGTTAGCTGGAATTATATAGTTCCACTTTCTTTCATCAAATATTGCTCTTCTATATAAATGCATTAAACCTGAAATTGTAAGATTTAAAGATTCTAAGGTTTCAATTTCTAGTTTTGCATCATCACCTCCCATATACGCATTTTCAGGATTGTATTGCTGTAATCTTTCAAGTCCTTTTAATGATTGCCAAAACCAAGGCAATTCTTTATTAATTTGCTTTAATGCTTCTATAAAAGCTTCTAGGTCATTAAGCCTTTCCAAATAAAAAGAATCTTTACTTTCTCTTCCTGCTAAATCTAGTAAAAATGCCTCAGCCCCTCCGGCAAGAAGAGGTGAGCTTTCTATATCATAAAAATCGAATAATAAGGCAAAAGAAAGGTACGTTGGATCTTGGTAAGGGTATGTCCTGTAGGAACCCTTTCTAAAATCCACTGGTGTTTTAAAATCTGACATGTATTATATATTATTTTTATTTAATAGAATTAATTCTTAGGTGGAGTTGCAACAGGATCCGGTGTAATAGAGGAAGTTGGTGCTGGTGCAACAGTCTCTGGATTAAGGTTATTAATCCTACTTGGCCATTCTCTTCTTAGCAATCTTAATTTTTGTTTAACAGAAGAATCCCCTGATTTGTAAGTATATTCAATACCTCCGACAATATAGAATGCTGATAAAAATTCGTCAACTACATAACTTCCAGAATTGAGCATTGAAGCATCTTCATCTACAACAGTATCAAATCCTTTTTCTTTTTTAGCATCCTTAATAACTTTATCAGCTCCTAACTTTTGTTGATGTCCTGTGTAAATCAATACAGGCAATTTTTGATATAAATGTATTGCAGGATTAAAAGCTGCCAATGAAACTTCTAACGACATTTTTTTAATCTCGTCTATGTTTTGCGCATTACTTATTGCAGCATACTCATAGTTTAGATGTGTATGCGAAGTTTCTAGATCTGCGTTTTTTCTACCGGTATATTTTGTTTTAGTTTCACCTTTATAACGCTCTTCGCCTCTTCTACCTTTCATAGGTTCTTCAATATCTGACATGTTTTTACCGGAAAGGGGTTCAATTTCATGACTTACTAATCCTTCATCTGAATCATTTTCAAAAAATTGAAGAGTTCTTTTGTAACCATTCTTTTTTAATTTACTACCAGCGTTATTTATTAGAGATTGAGCTTCAATAAATAAATTTGTACCGATATCTCTTTTATGATTAGTTAATAAAAGTGTTTTTTTACTTTGATTAGTTGAATCATCTGATCCGCTTCCAGGTGTATCATTAAATTCTTTATCGTATGCGTAAATCATCTCTTCAAAAGATTCTTCTGATTCTAATAAAGTGTTTAAGTTAACATAATTTATATAATAGTATTGGTCAATACAATATGTCTGGAAGCTATCCTCATCAATATATGAGTGTCTTACCAAATCTTGCAATGTATCAAATCTAGTACTATATGGTAAAATCAGGTTCATTTTATCATTGGCTGAATCAATGTTTGTTGCAACTCCAAGTTTTAAATCATTTGCAATTGCTTCAATATGGTCTAATGAAGTTCCTTTTCCATAAGACTTACATTCATCTGCATATAGTCCAGGCACTTTAATTCTTCCTGAAAAATTATACTTTCCTCCTCTAACGTCTGAGTTTTGTCGAGGTTGATCTGCACTTGTAATATCAAAATCAATTCTAATATCTTTATACGTAGTTTTGTCAAGAGTACCCATTCTAAAATTGATAACGTCTCCATCTCTAGGAAAGGTATCGATATTAAATAGACCTAATGAATCTGAAATAGTAAGGTTTATTGTTGGAAGAGGACCACCACAATTTAATGTCATTCTTAAAATATCTTTATCAGTAAAAATATATCCATTAATAGAAACCATTAAGAGATAACCTTTACTAATATTCGCTCGTGTAACATTTGGTTCACCCTCTCCAAATGATTCAAAAGCAACCGTATCTAATTTAATAGCGGGCTCTGTTATTGTAAGAATATGATTATTAACTGATGCCATTAGATTACAATTTGACCGTTACCGATTTTAATATTAGTGTCTCCTTCTTTTAAGATATTTGGAGGTAAAATTTGTTTTGCTCCATTTGGTTTTTGTGTAGCTTTTCTTTGTAGATACTCAATTCGTGCAGCATCTTTAACCGAAAGTCTTTTAGTATCGACAAACTGGTCTCTAATTGAAGGCTCATTTGTTGTATTTAAGACTTTAATTTCTGTAATACTTTGAATTGAATTTCTATGATTTGGAATGTTAATAACATCTCCAAGTTTTAAACAGAATGGATTTGAAATTCCATTCCATTTTAATATATAATCACAATAATCTGCACTTCTATAATATAGTAGTGAAATTAAATCAATTCTACCAACCTGATCCTCAGTTACTGTATGCTCTGCAATAGTCTCATTTGTATTTAAAAATACAAGAGTAGGCTTGGTAAACTTAAATTTATCATTTACTATTTTTTTACTATTTAGTGTATAAAACTCCATTATCCGTTGCTTAATTTTCTAAAATTGTTTATGAATGTATCTGTACCAGATCCTTTTCTATCCTTATTTCCATATGCACTAACATCCACTGTTTTGTTAATATCAGCAGTATCATCAGGTTGAACATAAAAACGACCTCTTCCTGAGTTAAACATTGATTCAATTTCAGCTTTATCTCTTGGTCGACCTGGTTTTAATGTAATAACAACAGACATGTGTTCTGGAAAATCTTGAATTCCCATGCCACCTGAAAATGTAATTTCACAATCTTGCATGCATAAATTTCCAATCACCATTATTGGATTAAGAGGATTACCTATAGTTACATGCCATTGTCCGGTGGGGTCACCAGTAAGCAATGACTGAACTGCCATAGATCCTTGCGGAGTATTAAACATTTCCATTGCAGCACCTCCAATAAGATTATTTAAAAACTTATTATCCTTAAGAGCTCCTAGTGCAGCGCTAAAGTCGCCTCTCATTAATGCTCCTACAGCACCTCCAACACCAGCACCAACTCCAGTGAACATTTTACTCATATCATCAGCAATGCTTCCAGCAAATCCAAGATAATCTCCTTCTCGAAGTTTTTCTAGATTACCTAATGGTTTTGCAACCGCCCCATCACTAATATATCTAACAGATCCTCCCCAAAAAGGAGCATTGTTATATGTTAATGCCAAAATATTTGCAAGTTGGTCCAGCATCATAATTTTAGGGTTTGCTCCTTCAAATGCTCTTAATTCATATTCAAACTTAAGTGTAAATGTTTGGTCAAATTCAAGACCCTGCTTTCTAATTAATACTTTTTTAATAACATTTAATGGACCAAAAACATGATTTGGATATGTTTCTTTAAACGAATCATATCCTGCATTTTGTTTATTCATATTTGATGCAACTGCATCTCTACCTGCACCTGCGTTGGCCATTGCAGACAGTATCATATTGCTTTGAACAGCATTTCCAAAAGATCCTGAAGCGGCTTGTTGTTTTGAAGTTATCTCTTGTGCCTGAGATTCTGCTTCATCCCATCCAAATCCATTTTTAAATTTTATTATTTCTCCAATTGCATTTCCAGGTGCTTCACCAATCCATGTTACTGCTCTCGCAATATCCGGCTGTTGAATGCTTACCATAGTTTTTCCATCTTTATGTAAACCTTTTGGAGTTATAATATCGTCAGGAGCAGGGTATGCAAATCTACGAAGAGTAATAAGCATATTGTTTGGTATTTTGCCGTAGTATTTTGCTAGTGCAAAATCTGAATATTGGTATCTGTATGCATAATTATCAGCAGTTTGTGCATCTTTTCCAGTTCCAATAGCAATTGCTGAAGTTCTTTCTATAATCTGAGTTACCGTTGGATTTTGAAGAGTCTGCATATCTATTTTTTGATAAACCGTATTTCCTCCAATATTAGATTCAAATCCATTTGGCGTTATGTCTAGCGGAGTACCTCTATAGTTAATCAGCGAATATTTATTAAAATGAGAATATGGTTTTTTGCCAACATCAAACCGTTTGCCTTTTGATGTTGGAGAAGTTGATGTATATATTTCAGAATCAACAATTTCAGTATAGTATTTAGAACCTGTTTTCGAACCTGTTATTGCAAAAGGAGCATCCTGCGCCGCGGCTCGTAACTGTGTTAGATCTGGATTTTTTTTATTAGCTCCAACAGGTCTTCTATACAAATTATCAGATCCAGAATGCACCCCATCGGGATTTGTTCCATCTAAATTTTCAAGGTCAAATCCAGTTACATTTTTAACAATGTTAATAAAACCCTTTCCTATTGAGGAATCTTTAGTAGTTTTAAACGCAGATCCAACCTTTTCTTTTGCTTTATCAAACCAGCCTTTTTCTCCAGCCATTCCTATTAAATATATTTGTTTAAGTATATATCATAGAAACTGGCTATTCTAAATTATCGTAGTCAATAGATAGAGGTCTATACAATAATTTATCAAAATAATCCTTTTGGGTTCCGGCTCTTTTGTCTAGAAACTTTTTAATATGTGCTTCAAATACTCCTCGACTTTCATAATAATATTTACCCTTTGAATATGTTGACCGAGATGTAAGTTCATAAAGGTCTCTAATAGACTTTTCAACTAAGAAGTCTTGGATGTTGTTCTGTAACTCATTAAGTTCATCATAAGTTCTAACGCACATCACAGAGTCTACAACTATTAAGAAGGTTTCCCACTTTGAATCAATATAGTTCTGAAGTTCTTTTACACTTGGGATATTTGTTCTGGAAATTCTAAAGATGGTATGTCCACCCTCAAATGAGCGGTCAAATTTCATATCAAACATGTATCTTTTAAGAAAGTCTATGTCATCATAAAATTTAACAATTCTAATCTGATATCTGGGCATTTTATCGTTAAACTCAATATCGTGGATTATTGCTTTAACAGGGAAAACAATATTGCTATATCTATTATTAGTTATTAGAACATTGATGTATTCACCCTTTGAAAAAAGTTTATGTCTAATCATTTTGTATTAGTTGAATACTGTCGAATTGAGATGATACTGTATCATCAATAATTTTATGTTTATCGATGACGATTAAAGAGATTTGAAGTTCTCTTTCAGTATTTGTTTGAATTAATGTTTTGAAGTTGCTTATAATATCATAATCAAGGTTTCTAAAAACATAAATTACGCGATCTACATCCTTTGTATCGGAACGTAAGCATCGCGTAATTTCATTTATTATTGTTAATCCAATGATTGAGTCATTCGGGTCTCCGCAGTACGGGTCAGCTTTAATAAGTTTATTTTTAATACTAAAAAAGTCAATTATTTTAGTCGACTCTTTTATTGTACCTTTAATAAACCTGTTAAAATCTCTTCGTGATGGGCACCAAATGCAATCAATTTGTAGGTTGTTCATTAACTGTTAACTTGCCACCCGATAATCTCTTAAGATCGGACTTAATAGCTTCTATTTTTTCATTTTTATCTTTATCATTCGGAATATAATCAACTCCCCATGATTCAATAATTTTGATTTGGTTTTTACTTTTGGAATTACCAAAAGAAAGACCTATGTCGATGCAAAGGTCTTCAATGAATTTAATTTTGGAAATTTGGTCAGAAAAATCATATACTACTGTTGATTCATAACTTTCCCCTCCAGCATTAATATTATCATCTACTACCGTTTTAATAACACCGTTGTCTGCTAGTGTTATCTTAACTGTTTGCATTTACTCTTTGCATTAATGAATCTTTAGCGTCTTTCATTAGTTTTCTAGCCGCTTTTTTGTCCTCTCTAAGAGTTTGTTTATTTTTAACAGTCAATGTAAAAAATGCCTCGCTTAGCATTTCAATTTCTGCATCATTATAACCAATTTGCTTCCAGGTTTCTTTTCTACTTTCAGCTTTTTGTGCTAATTGCTCTTCTAATTGTTCCATCATTCTTTTTTCAAAAGCTTCTGTTGTTGCTTTAGAATTTGAACGAAGAGTTTCGCGTAATTCTCTACCTTCAGGAGAAAGTGGATTTAACATGTTTTTAATTTTTAGATAACCCATTGCTTTCAATTGAGCTCTTCTTTGTCTTCTAGAGACCGTTTCTGTTTTAGTCATTATAGTAATTGTTTATAAAAATTGATACTTCTTCAGTTAAATATTCTTGTAGTTTATGTATCTCGATTTGAGACACTGCCACTTTTGCAATGGTCTTAATTAATTCTTCTCTATCTTCATCTGCATTATCTATTAGCATCTCAAATACCTTTTTATTTGGTATGTTTAGATTAATTTTAGCTTCAAAGGGTTCAACGTTCTTTTTAGAAAGTTTGTTAACTAATTGTTCTAACGGAGACTCTTTAGGTTCAACATGGACTATTTTAGTATCTGCTGGTTTTTTGTTTTGAGTTACTTTAATTCCTTGCGCCATTCCAGATAATTGATCTATTCCTGGAAGTGGAATTACACCATCTATAATTTCTTCTAGAAATTCAGGTAAAACTTCATTAAATATTCTACTACCATCTGTGAAGTTTGTAAATTCTCCATCTTTTGATTCGACTTCAACTATTTTACCAAAGTCATCTCCAGCTTTCCATTGATATTTTTTTACAGTGTCTTTCACTAGTTCCATTTTTAATGTATTTTTATAATTATATTGCTTTTTGAAAAAATGTTTCTTAGTCCAATTCAAAAAAGACTGAATCACTTTCATTTCGATATTTGTTTTTAAATTTATCTATGTAATCTACAGACTTTGAACTACCAATTAATGCATCGACGTTTTTCACATATCTTACATAAAATAGTTCACTGCCATTATCTTTAAGAAATTGTTTTAACTCTTTCTTTGCCGGGACAAATATATTATTAATGCTCATTCCATGTTATTACTTGTTCAACTTCAATTTCTGCTCTTTTAAGTAGTTCAACACCACTCATATCTCTATAATCTTCGGTGTAGTATACCTTTTTAATTCCAGCTTGTATAATTAATTTTGCGCAATCAAAACATGGGCATGTTGTAGTATATAAATCAGCTCCTTCACAACTCATTGTAGATTTTGCAACTTTCATAATTGCATTGGATTCTGCGTGTAAGACTTCTCGTTTAGTAATACTTCTATAGCACGTGCAGCTATTGTCATGGGGAATTGTCCAACCCATATCTTCTAACATTTCGGCAGCGGCTGGATTATCATAATGCCTAGTTTCAATATCTTCGCATTCATTTTCGAATCCATGGGGAGTACCATTGTAGCCAAATGAAATTACTTGTTTGTCTTTAACAATAACACATCCTACCTTTCTGCGTTCAGCATAACTAAGTTTTGCGAACTGATATGCGCACTGCATATAAATTATCTCTGTCGGAATTTTTGGCATAAAAAAAGTCTATATATGTTTATTATATATAGACTTTTTATTTAGTTTACCGGTTGGACCGGATTTATTATTTAATATCTTCAGCGTCTGTAGCTGCAGTGGCCTCTTTATTTTCATTAATTTTCTTACTGAAAGCCTCGCTCATTTTGTTTAAGCATGCTTCATATGCTTCAGAAGCCATGTCTTTTTTCATTTCTTTAACACAATTAGCTGCCATACCTGCAACAAGTGCTGCATTTTCAGCCATATATGTTTCTACAGTATGCTCATCGTGCGCATCTTCTTCCCATGCTTTAGCCTCTGCAATAACTGCCTCGTAGCAATCTTTTAATAGTTCTGAAACAGGTTTAGTCTCTTCTTTAATTTCTTCAGCGTCATCTCCAATGTTTGCTTCGACAGCTTCGTCTAATCCTTGAACCTCTTCTGCTTCCTCTTCTGTTTCTTCTTCAGATTTAACATCAGGAGTTCCTTTAGCAACAACGTCTGCTTCTATTTCTTCGGCTCTGTCCATTTCTGAGACAAATTCTTCGAATCTTTTAATACTTGCCATAATATATTTGTATTTTTGTTTAGATTTTATATATCTTTATTTTTTAAATAATTAAAACTGTCTGAAAGAAAGTAGTCTCGAAGTTTAAGATAGTGTATTAATATAAAGAATATTGAACCTCCTGGCATTAGGATTATTGTTGCCAGTCCAAGAGTCTTAACCAGATTTTTTAATTGATTTGCAAACTTCTTACCCTCTTCATCAGTTAAAGGTCTGCGTTCTATAACACATGTTGTTAAAAGTTTAGACATTGATTTTGTTTCAATGCCCTCTTTTTTAAGAGCCTCTAAAAATAGGTTAACTTCCTTTTTTAGTTTGTCTAACTCAATTGTTTTATTTTTCACAGAGTATATATTCTTTTTGGTATTTTTGAAGAGCCAATTCTTTTGATTTTGCTAAAGAACTATTATTTCTACATTTTTAATATTTTCACTAACCCACTTTATTTTATTTAATTGCTTTGGATTATAATTTCCACTTTTACTAAATGAAGATTCTCCAATTAAAACCTTATAGGTAAACTCACACTTTATTTCTATAAATCTGTCTTCATATTCAAAATCTGGAGTATAATATCCAAATGGAGTTTCAATACGTTTTGCATTTTTTGGCAACTCTATATTTTTAGAAATTAAAGATTCAATATATTTTAACTCAAATGAACTTTCACATATCAATCCTTTTATTATAGTTTTCTTTTGTTTGTTTCCTCCTCCTGGAAATAATGTTCCGTACTTTTCATATTTAGTAGTGGTTGTTCTTTTATTTATTTCAATAATTTCTTCAGGAGTTTTATTTTTAGGCCATGGGTTTTCTTTCATAGATGTTGAAACTCTTTCTGTATAATCAGGGTCACTCCATCTTTCTTTTGATTGTTCACTTACATTTTTTGCATATTTTTCTCTGTCTTCATCACTTTTATTCTCCCATGCTTTCTTTTGAGCTTTTGAGTTATTAGACTTCCAAATTTCTTTATCTTCTTCAGACAATTCTTTAAAGTATTTTTTTCTAGATTCAGATATTTTGTTTAAATATGTTTTGTCATTATTTCTAAGTTTAACCGAGCATGATTTACAAACCTTTTTACCATTTATAGCTCTATCTGCATTACCTTTATTTGAATATGAAATTTCTTTATTGCACGTAGGACAGTTTCTAGTATACATAGTTTATTTTACTTTACTTTATATATCTTTTGCCTTACCTTACTTATTGAAATTTATTGATTTTAATGTAAGTAATCTTTAAAATATTTTAATAAAGCTAGCTCTTTCATTTTTACTTCAAGTTCAATGTCTATTTCCATACCGTAAGTATCAATAAATTCATACAAATAATCAGCATGTGCTCTTATAATAACAGAAGCATCCTCGTGTAATTTTTTAGCGCTTGAGTAGTGACACAATTGGCGAATACCTTTAGGCCAAGTACGAGCTGCCAAAAGAAGAGCATCTTGTTCGGACATCGGGTCATTGTAACATCGATGGTGATGGTAATCAAAGGTGATAGGCGTACCAACCGCTTGATAGATTCGGTAAAGGTCGCTTACCGAATATTGCGCAGGTTTATCGTCGTTTTCAAGGATTAAACGAGACTGTGCAGAAGGAGATAACAATTTAAAGTTTTCAATGAATCTTAGGATTGCAGCTTCTTTATCTCCGTAAGAACCACCAACATGAATATTCATAGAGTATTGTTGATTAACCGGTAGACCCATAGTATCAAGAATAAATGCATGTTGGTCGAGTTCTTTAATAGAATTGTCTACGGTTTTTTGATTTGGACTTGGAAGTACACAAAACTGTCCAGGATGAAAACCAACACGCTGTCCGTATTTTTGCACTAGTGTGCCAGCACCCTTTAGTAGATTTGAAATTGTTGACCAATTTGGCAAATCAGTAAGCTCGTATTCTGACATCCATGGAAACATACTAGAGGACATACGATATAATGTAACACCGTTTTTATGATTCCATTTAATAATTTCTATCATGTCACGGATATTTGCCTCGGCAAGTTCTCCAGCGTATTTGATACCTTTTGCGTCAAAGGTCTTTTTAATCATTGAACGCCCGATTTTAATACCACTCTTGTCTAGAGTTAGATTTATACAACAATATCCGTAGTTAGCTCCCATGTATTTTATATTAAGTTAATTTAAAAAGTTTAATCCCATTCTTTTTCAAAAGCATACCAGTGGTCGGCACTTGCACAATCTCGCATAGCTTCTAAAATTATCTGGTCTAGTTCTGTGCCAGATAGAGAATTCACAAATGATTCGATATTCTCTTCAATTGTATTATCTTGTTTGCCAGAATTTAAAGCTAATTCTACAAGACCTGAGCATATTCGAATAGCAATTGCTTCATTGTTAGAAAATCTAGTGCCAGGGTAATAATCATACTTAGGATTATTTTGTACCAGTTTTTCAATTATCTCATGAGAAGAGTTTCTCATTCTATATAAAGATATTGCAGTTTGAATAAAGGGTTTTACTTTATCGGCATTTGAATTAAGACTAATGCCATTACATTTAAAATTTTTTATGTCCATGTTTTTATTATTTTAATAGTTCCTCATTAAAGTAAGGCATCCCGACATTATACATTAATTGACAATAGAATTTAAGAGCCCGAATACTAGTACCATCTGCTCTACCAATAGCACCTTGTAAATCGTTATCTACAACTGCTTGAACGAATCCACCTCCAGCATATCCAACTTGCCATTTGGTACATAAGATTGATGTTCCTATTTCGACAATATGCGCATTTTGACAATCTAATTCGCTTAGTCCAGCATGTTCGCCGTTTTCCTTAAGATATTTTGCAACTAAGTTTTTTACTACTTCTATTTTTTTGAAAGTTTCCATTTATTTAATTTATCAATATTAATACTATAGTTATAATTTCTGCAATTGCAAATAATATGCACATCCACATTAAAGTTAACATTCCCGGATAACTCGGAATCCAAAGAAAATCAAATCTTTTTTTAAAAGTTTTCATCTTAATAATTTGTTTGAGGTTCGTATTTAGGATAACGGTTACAGATATCGAAGATTCTCATAACTTTTGAAGCCAGTTCGGTAGGTAATTGAAGGGCTTCAATTTGAATTTCAGCGTATAAATATCCATCAAATAAACCATACATCATATTTTCTAGGTTTCTAGAGTAATCATTGTCTCCAATTTCTCTAATGATTCCCATAATTTCAGTTCTAGTTTCTGCAACCATGTTTTCTTGTCTATCAAATCTTGTGTAACTCATAATATTTCTTTGTTTTAATTAGATATGTAAATATAATCAAAAAAACCCAGATCCGAAAATCTGGGTTGTTAAAATTATGTTAATTTTTTGTTAATGTTATTTCCAAAATATTTGGACACAGATTAGGGCTAATGAAAGTATCAAACAGATTATGGTCTTTGCGTTTAGTGGCTCATTCATTATGTAATATGTTAATATAGAGAATGAAATCATGCCCATTGAAAATCCAATAAATCTTCCAGGCCATAATTGTCCGTCATAATATTCTGCAATCATTCTGGTTGCCTCTATAAAAACGTATGATATTGTAGACCCTCCAATTATTGCAACTAGGAGTGGATTCTTTTTAAACCATGGCCACATAAACTGTCCGTTTGTTTGGAACCATATAAACGATTGTCCAAATAGGAACAATAGAATACCATAAATTAACGATCTCATTTTTTATTTTTTATTTGCTTGCAATTATCAAAATGGTATCTTCTCATTATAGGGTTTCCTCCGGTTAACTTACAATGTGGACATTCAACCACAATCTGTTTAATTCCTTTTAATTTTTTACTAATCTTATTTTTCTTTTCGTTTGAGCAAGGTACTGCTGCATTAGTATTTCCAATCCCACCTTCTCTAATCTTTTTTCTGTGTTCCTCTGAGAATTCTTTACCATAATTAGGATTGTTAGAACCTTCCCATAATTTTTTATAATGTTCTTTACGGTCATCATTCCATGATTTTTTTACCGCAATAGATATTTTTTCTAAAATTTTATTTTTATTAGGATTATTAGTTATCATATCTCCTCCAGTACCTCCATTTGAAATATTATATCCAACATATTTATCAGTCGAATTGTAATAGGATATCCAATACACTTCTCGAGCATTTAATAACTCTTTATTTGCTATACCACTTTCTATTATTTCTTTAGTAAAATTTTCTTTGCCATATTTTTGAATAGCTTTATTTAATTTTAATCCGGAACCAAAGTAATCTTTCGACTCTTCTACTAATCTAGTAGATAGTCCAATATAAATTTTGTTGTTGATGTTGTTTGTTGTTTGTTGTCTTGTAGATGTACATTTAATATAATATTTTTGTTTGTCGTTATATTATATATCTCACATCATAAGAAAAAAGGGCCTCTAGACAAACTATTTTAGAATAACGACAAACAAAATATATGTATAAGTAGAGACCCTTTAAAAATATTTTAAAATAAAGAATTAGTTGATGTTAACAAATGCGATATAAAACTCATTCTATGATACTTACTTGGGCCTAATTCTTTAATTGCAATTAAATGTGCCGCGGTGCCATACCCTTTATTTGAATTCCAGCCATATCCGGGAATCTCAATATCCAAATCTTTCATAACTGAATCCCGTTCGGTTTTGGCTAGAATACTTGCAGCAGCAATTGAAATATATTTATTGTCTCCTCCAACTACTGTTTCAAAAGGAATTCCTTCAAATCCGTGGAATTGGTCGCCATCAACTAATATAAAGTCAAATAATGCATTATTCTTTACACCTTCTAAACATCGTTGCATTCCAATTAAGGTTGCTTTTAAGATATTAGTTGCCTCAATATCTTCGGGAGATATATGTTCAATGTGATATGCAATAGCGTTTTCCTCGATAATTCGACGAGCCTCTTTTCGCTGTTGCTCATTTAATAGTTTTGAATCTTTGATCAGGGGGTTTTCAAATCCAAATGGCATTATACATGCGGCTACCGTAACAGGTCCACTTAGTGAACCTCGGCCAGCCTCATCAACACCAATTTCTATAATTGATTCATCTCCTGTGTAGGAGTGCTTAAGTAGTATTTGTCTGGTTTCCATCTATATGTTTTATACGTATTATATAGATGGATTCCAGATAGTTTCTTATTTTTCAGGATTTTCAACTCTCCATTTGTCGTATCTGTCTACAACATCTTGAAGTATTTTAGCTCTTACAATATCTTTATTCTCAAAAACATGTTCTCCTGTTCCTTTAATTCCCTTCATTAGCTGCATGAATCCTGGAAGACCTGCACTTGCTTTTGGTATATCATATTTTTTGTTTGCAATTATCGAAATGATATTGTTTCATTGCAGAAATACCTCCAATTTTATTACAATATAGACATTCTACCTTTGTTTGAGGTTTTGATAATTTTTTCTTAGTTTCTTCAGATAATGGTCGACCTTTTTTCCAAGAATGCATTTTATCTTTTTGCTCTTGAGTCATATTTAATTTAGCTAATGATTGTTTTGCTTTAACTTCATCCGGAGTCTTTATACCTTTATTCCATGCTTTCTTTCCTTTAAGTGAATTGCTCATCTTAACCTTTGAATCTTCAGTATGCTTTTTATTTTTATGATATGAATTTCCTTGCGCTCGATTTCTAATTTTATCTTTAAATTTATCCGTATGCTTTTTTCCTTTGTTAGCATTCGATATTTTATCTCTAGTTTCTTGAGAAACAATCCTGCCTTTATGTGATATTGACATTCTTTTTTTGGTTTCATCTGATAGAGAAGTTCCAGTTATTGAAAATCTAGAACTAGTTGCTTTTGCTCTATTATAAAATGATGGATTAATACCTACATTGAATTTTGCATGCAGTTCTATTTCTAAATTATGTGCATCTTCCCTATTTTCGAAAACCCTAACAACAACATATTTATAATTATTTGGATTTTCAATTTGGTCTTTTATAAAATCTTTATCTCTGCTCGAAGAAAAATATTTAATACCAATATCTAATAAAGGTGAGGTATTAGAAGATCTGTAGCCGTAGTAATGTTTATTATGTAAAGTATTAGTTATTCTATAAACATAATAATATTTGTAGTTTTTCATGATGTTGATAATATATTTGTAGTTAGATTATATATCACCAAAAAATTATAAAAAAGTTGCATATGAAAATTTCATGAAAATAACTACAAAATCAACATCTCATACGCAACTTTATTTATGTATTAAAGATTATTATCGGATTTCCATTTATCATAAATGCTTACAATTTCTTGTAATATTTTTGCACGCACAATGTCTTTAATCCCAAACTCATGAACTCCAACACCATGTACTGGTTTATACATTTCTATGAATTTATGAAATGTTACCTTATCTTTTGCAATATCATACTGACTTATATCTCCAGATACTAGTACTTTAGAATTTTTACCCATTCTAGTAATAAATAGTATAAGAGCATTCCATGGAGCATTTTGCGCTTCATCTAGAATCATAAACGCATCATCAAATGTATCACCCCTCATAAATGCAAGTGGCTTAAATTCAATAGCACCTGAAGCAATTAAACCTTCGGTTAATTCATCACCTACTATTTTTTTAAAATTTGAAATATATGATTGCATGTAAGGGTCAACCTTGTCTGCAATATCTCCAGGTAGGAATCCAAGTTTTTCTCCGGATTCTTGAATTGGTTTACATAAAATAATTTTTGAAACTCCTTTTGTTGCTAGCAACCATAGGGAAGTATAACATGCCGTAAATGTTTTTGAAGTTCCAGCAGGACCAGAACAGAATGTTATTTCATTTTTTTTAATTTTTTCAAAATAATCATATTGAGACGGCTTTAATTGTACTCCTACTAAATCTAATTCTTTTACTACTGTTTTTTTAGGACGTCCAATTGGATTTTTAGTAGTTGTGGGTTTTGCTTTAGTTGTTTTTGATTTACTTTCCACTGTTCTTTTTTGCATACAAATTTGTATATATTTAATCACCAGTCATTATGACTAGTTCTTTTAATTTCTTGAGCGAATCGCATTTTTCATATTCCTCTAACTCAACGAAATATTCTATTAGGACATCTACGAATTTGCTTCGCTGTCCGATTCCATGTGGAATATCGATTGTGTGATTACCATCATTATAAACAACAAATCTATTAATGGTTTTAGTAAAATTTCTAGTAAGTATATAGTAGCTGGACCTCATCAGAGAATCTCTTTCCTCCCCTGTAATATCTCCCATCTTGCCTTAATGTTTTTAAAGTGGCTATAGCCACATATAATATATATTTTTAGCTAAGCACTTTTAATATAACCGGGCTAAAAAGGTTACTATATTATATTATTGACAACTTTTCGATTATTTTTTTGAGTTCTTTACATTTTTCATAATCTTCTTTATCTTTAAAGAAATTAAGAACCGTTTTTACTCCTTCTATTTTTTCTTCAATGGTTCCATCGTGCTTTAATGCTCCCATTTTACCATTGACAATAGAAGAGTACATAACATCCATCATATCTTCTTTGGATGCTTCGTGTAGTTTTTTTATAAATTTTCTTGATTCTTCCGGGCTTTCTTCAATGCTACTCATTTTGATTTTTTATCTTTTTAAGTAATTCTATTTCGGGTTCGGTTAAAGTTATAGGAAGAGTTCTTAATTTTACCATAAGATTTCCGAATCCTTCTGAATTATATATTGGCATTCCTTGCCCAACTACTCGCAGCAATTGTGACTCATGAGAACCTTGAGGAACTTTTATTTTAATAGACTTTAGTTTGGTACGAATTTCAAATTCTCCTCCAAGCAAGATGTCAATCCAACTTAAGTTTAAATCAACATAAATATCACTACCGTTAACAATAAGTTCAGGGTCTGGTAAAACATTGACAATTAGAATAATATCGCCTGGAGGTGCAGATGAATTTACAGGATGGTTAGCTCCTTTACCTGGAATTTTAAGTTTTGTTCCATTCAAAATTCCTCGAGGTATATTGATATTAAATCCACCAGTACCAACATCAATATATTTTCTCGAACCATCATAAGATTCTTCAAGAGTTATGTTGAGCATAACTCTAACGTCAGATCCTCTTGCTTCTCCGCCAAACGATTGATTAAACATATCAGCAAAATCTCCACCAAATCCTCGAAAGGCGTGCGCAAATGGATTTGATGTATCTTGATATCCATGGAAATTGTTAAAAGGATTATGTCCTCTAGATGGATTATCATACTGCTCTTTTTTGACAGAGTCAGAAAGAGTTTCGTATGCTTCAGATATTTTTTTGAATTGTGTGTCGTCTCCCCCTGTTTTGTCAGGGTGATGCTCTTTTACAAGTTTCCTATAAGATTTTTTAATCTCTTCAGGAGTAGCATTCTTTGAAACATTAAGAGTTTCGTAATAATTCATTAGAGTTTATTTTTTAGAATTTCTAACTCTAACCGTCTGCTTTACTATAGGAATCGGAGCAGATTTTACCTGATTCTTGCTAGCTTCTTTTTTCTCGGCAATTAATGAAGCTTGACCTTTTCTATAAGTCGCAATTTCTCTTAGCTGTTTGTTTTCCATGCAAATTGCAATTCTTTCCAGACTATCTGCAATCTTTTTTAATAATTCTTCGTTCATATCGATATACTTTATTAGTACATTATATATTAAAAAAAAAAGGTCCTATAGGACCTTTGCTTTCTTAAGTATCTTATTTATTTTTGCGCATTTTTCGTACTCTTCGCGTTCTTCAAAAAGTTCTAACATATCTCCCAGTATTTTAACAATGGGTCTAATATCGATTTCTTGTTTTTCCATTAATTTAAAATCAACCCCTTTAGAAATTATTGATTCATAATTTTCATTTGCAAGTTTGATTTTCAAATCATACATTACGTTATTCATTTCGGCTTCTTTTTTAATAGTGTCGATTTCGTTTTCTTGTTCTTCAAATAAATTGTTAAAGTCTTCGTCCATGATTATAAGGTTTTAATTTGATATGTAAATATAATACAAATTCTTGACACGGTAAAACTTTTTATCAAAAAGTTATTAACAATTTAAAATGGTACCTCATCAACCATATCCATCCCTGATATTTTAAGCATCACATTCATTGTTGCTTTAACATCTCCTTCGCAGTACGTTTTTATTTTTTCAATATTACCATTCCAATATTCTTCAGTAGTACTACTTGCCTCCATTATAGTTTTAGGAGATGGAATATTAAGAGTGTCACAAATTAAATCTAATGATGCGCTATTCCAACCTGCAAATTTCCAAATTTCATAAGTATCTACAAGACAGTTTTCCCAAGGTTTTTTCTTTTGTAAATGAAATTGATGAGGTATAGCTACTCCATTTACAATGGATCTTTTTATTAGATATGGAAAATCAAAGTTTTTAATATTATGTCCAGTAAATTGAACTGAAGGACTTTGATTAAAAACAGCTTGAGCAGTACCCATAAACTCTTTAAGAATTTCCGTTTCACTACCCTTATAGAAAGAACGAATTTTTGAGGTTGTAATACCATCTTGGAATTTAATTTGTCCCATAGAAATTACAATAACCTTACTAAATTCTGGACTAAGTGCCGACATGTGAGTATACATTTCTGCATCGGTAAGTTTTACTAAATGCGATTCAGTATTTCTGTGCTGTTCTGCTTTTTTAGCCCAATGCTTTATGGCGCCTGGCCTTTTAATACAAAATTCTTCGTAATTTGGGTATTCTGAAGAGGTTTCAATGTCAATAAATAACATTGACTTTAATTCGCTAGTGTTATACATATCTTGAGTCGTTTAAATCTTTAAAAATCTTATAAATCGATATTGGGTATACGCATTTTTTTACACTTCTGTCTGACTTTTCATTCATCCAATAGTGTGGAATTCCATGCAATTTAGTTAGTGCTTCGTTTAAGGAAACTAATTCACCATGCATAATACTCCCCGCAAATTTAAAATAATAGTTTTCTCCAACCTTTGGTTTAACCACATATACTTTGGGTTCTTTTATATTTTTTGCCATATACTAATTATACACAAGAAAATAAAAAAGTTTAAAGATGCGTAGTATCTACATGGTCATGAGACTGCCGAAGTTTAAGGTACCTATCATAAGATATTGTCATTTCGATCCATCCACCTGTAATGGATTTGGGTACTTCTTTATAGTCAATTATATAGTGAGGAGGCTCAGCAACTCTATCTAATAAGAAATCCATCATTAAGTCAGATTCTCTATTATGAACCCATATTTTTACGTAAGTATTATTCATTTTCGTTGTATATTATATTTGCTGCCATCTCTTCTTGACCAAATCTTGAGACAGTATTTAAAGGAGCCCATGGACATTCTTCATGCGCCCAATCTTTTAATCCTAATTCTTCAAATCTATTTTTAATCTGTTCGTTATAATAATAACTTATTGTTCTTACACGCCTTTGGATATCTGCTCTAGATAAATTGTGCGTGTTTTGTCCATTCGCATTATTGTATAAGAATTGAACGTATCCTAATTTTGGTATTTTACAAGTTATTGCTTTTAAGAACGTTCTCACAACCAACTCATAATCGTCGGCTATTACAAGACTTCTATTATGTCCTCCGACTTCAAAATATGTAGATCGTCTCCATGCTCTTACATGATTTGGTACGCCAACTATATGTCTAATTGTTTTTGGATTAATATTCTGTTGATTAGAAACATTCATTATCTGTCCAGCATACTCTTCTTTTCTATATGATCCGTATCCGAGCGCAAATCCTTCTGGATAGGTTAAAGAATTCCAGTTCTCATCAACTTCAACGGTATCATTAAAAAAGAATCCGGCTTCTGGGTGTTTTTTAGCTGCTTTATAAAGATCTTCAGTACACCATGGAACTAATAAATCATCATGGTCTAATTCAGCTAAAATAAAACCTTTAGCCATTACACAGCATCTCCATTTAACCTCACCAATATTTCCACCGCTTTTTTCTCTAAAATCATAAAGACGTACTCTTGGGTCTTTTGCTGCAATAGATTCTGCTATTTTTAATGTTTTTCCACCATCGGAAGAATCATTTACTAATACCCATTCCCAATTACCGTATGTTTGGTCTAGTAAGGATTGATACGTATTGAATAGTTTTTCACCAGTATTGTATATTGGGGTAAAGTATGAAATCATTGAACTATCTTCTAATCCATCTGGGTTCAACATACTTTCCATTGAACATTGATACGCAGTTTGTCCAACATCTCCAATAGAAATTTCTTTGTCAAGATTTAACCATTTTCGTCTAAATTGAAGTGACATGCTTGCCATTTCCGGGAAATCTTCCCAAGATTTCCCTCTGGTTATAATAACATCTGGTTTAAATGAAGCTAATGATATTGCAATATCATTATCATTCTTTAAGTATTTAATCTCTAGACTATCATCCTCGTAATCTAGTATTTTAAGTGATTTTAATTCAGGTTCATCATCACCAATATATAATACTTTAGGAAGTTTTGCTTTTGCGTTTTTCTGGAGATAGTTGTAGTGTGATAATGTTAATTCAGTAAATGTAAACCACTCAGGATGTTCTGCGTGGATAGTTCCTATAAGGATTCCATCTGCTCGATAGTCAGGTAAATATTTATATCCGTATTTATTGTAAACTTCGGTATTAACGATATATTGTGCTAAATCTATACACTGTACTTTTGTATATTTAGGAGCTGCCTTTCTATATGTTAAGTTGGTAAAATCCTTTCCTGCGACATTCTGCGAAACCACATGAACTTTTTTGTCTGGATTCTCTAATGAAGATTGTAAAACATATTCATAGAAACCTTCATGAATAATATTGTCATCATCTAAAAAATAAACCCAACCTTCTCCAAATTTTGAAATTATATCAGAACATTGAGGATATAACATTCCTATGGAGTCTCCCTTTTCAAAATGATATGTTGTTGAATCATCTTTTAAATCACATAGTAATTCTGCATCAATATCTTTAAGATTTTTAGTGTCAAATACTAAGTGCCAATTAATTTCACATCCGCTTGGAATATTATTAAAAACAGATTCTTTAACAGTCTTTAAATTTTGCAGACGAGTAGCTCGAGTTATTATATTAATTTTCATACTAATTATATTATAAAAATAAAATTAGTTTATATATTTTTAGTATTTATTTAGATGCCGTGTTTGATTCGGTTAAACAACATGCTCTTCATTATTGGTAACATACAATCATTATATGGAGGTAGCGCAGTTTTAAATTTTGTATCAAACCTAAAAAATCTGTAAGAAGTACTTTCTAATTCTATTTTTTTAATAAACTCAGAAATCTCTTTGGTTGAATTTTCTAGCTCTTCAACTTTCTTTAAATTAAACTCACTCCAATTTATTTTAAAAGATGAAGGTTCTATATAAGAATAGACGTGAATTTTTTGATTTATTATATCGATATAAAAAATGTACCCTTTAGTATTGAGGTGCTTTTTCTCTGGAATCTCGGTAATAGTGCACTGTGATTCAACTAGTCTCCATTTATCTCTAATAATTCGGTATAGGTCTTCTAGTTTTTCAATTGCAGTGTCACAAACATCATACATTGAGTTGACGCCATCAATTTCTTCTGGATATTCATATTTTAAAGACATTGTATCAACATCAATTCCAGTAATTATTCTGGTTTTGCTTTCAATTTCGTCTTTTCCGTATTTAATATTGTATAGTTTTTCAAGTTCGGTCTCTACTTCTAAAATAGCAGAATACAAGCTATTGGCAGAAATCATTTTTTTAATTTTATCGATTCCAGCAAGTAGCTTGTAATATTTTAACTCATAGTCATGAGGCGGCTCTGTTAGCCAATTTGGTGCAAAGACATTCATACCTATATCTATCTCAAGTATACTAAATTATATAGGTATTTTTTGTTTATATTACTATAATCTAAGACTTAGTTCTTTTGTTAACATTACTTTGTACTTTGCTTGTAGTTTTTCTAGGATTAATAGTAGTTAATCCCCACTGTAGAATAAACCAACTTGCTTCTTTTTCAGCAGCAACTTTTGATATTTTAAGCACTTCTCGTATTCTTTCCACAGAATATTTAATAAATGCCTCTTCTTTCTCTGGAGTAGTTTTATAATCCATATACCATGATGGATTGGTTTTAACATCTTCGTATGTTACTCCATGGTCTTTAAGTTGATAGTTAATCAATTCAACAAAAAGTTCTCTTTGTTTTTCTCGGTTTGTCATAATGAAATTAATGAAATAAATGTATTTTTATCGTTTAATCTTACAAAATCAGAGTAGGAAATATCTATTAAGTATGAATCTTTAAAGTAGGTTGGGGATATTGTAATTGGATATAGCTCTGCATCTAATTTTCCTTTAATTATTTTATCTAAGTATTCAAGTTCTCCTTCATGTATGTAAAAATGAATTTTCATTTATTTTCTAGATTTTGATTTAACAGGATTAATAATCTCGTCAATTATACCATATTTAAGTGCTTCTTCTGCGCTTAACCATAAATCTCTAGTAGCATCGGCCATTACTTGTTCAGGTTTTTTATCACAATAAGCTCCTAATAAATTAAAAAGTTCTTTATTTACTTTTTGCCATTCTGCCCAGTCTATTTCAGCATCTTGTATATTTCCGCTGAATCCTCCTGAAGATTGGTGTAACATAGTAGTCGAGTGTCTTAATGAACTTCTCTTGCCTTTAGTTCCAGCACCTAATAATACTGAACCCATCGAAGCAGCCATTCCTGTATTTACAGTTTTGATATCGGATTTAATCCATTCCATAACATCAACCATAGAAAGCCCTGATTTTACAGAACCTCCAGGACTATCAATATGCATAGTTATATCTCGGTCATCGGTACTATCTAAAAACATCAATTGAGCTTGTACTATCGTAGACATATTGTCATTAACAGGTCCTGCAACCCATAATAATCTATCCATCATTAACCTTGAGAAAATATCCATTTGAGTAGCTCTCAATTGCCTCTCTTCTAGGATATAAGGTGTCATTGAAGATTCAATTTGGTTTTTATAGTAATGCATGTTCATTGAACTTATGCCCTTGTCTAGCATTGCGTATCTTTCGAATTCTTTTCCGTGATTCATTATAGTTTCTTTAATAGTTTTTTAATTTGTGCGCATCTTTCATATTTTTCATGAAAGGTATAGAATTCCAAGCTTTTTAATATTGATTGTTTGTACGAGCTTTTTGGAAGATCTGCATATTGTATAGCTCCATTTTCATAAACAAAATAACAGAGTAAAGTATCTTCGCATTCTTTTTTAAGATTCATCTCGATAAAATCGACAATTCTATCGTGGAATTCAGAATCATTTTTAATTGATTCAAAATTCTTTCCATCTATATAGAATTCCGGAATATTTAATCTGGTTTTCATACACTCAATCATAATTCTTGTATATTAAGATATTCAGATAATATGTTAATATACTTTTCTTTAGGCAATTCATTATTGATTGCAAAATTTATGTTATTTATCATCGAAACTCCGCATTTAGTTAATTTCATTGCACCATTTTCAATATTGAAAATTGGTTCCGTTAATTTCATTGTGTATTGTTTCTCATGGAGAGGCTCCATAACGATTTTTTCAGCTAATTCAAAATGTCTTTCGTAAAAGTGAATGTTATCGGAATAGTGATGGTATACTCCAAGTTCTAATTCTGGGTAAATTGACTTTAACCAAAGATAAACATGTTGATGTACAAATGCAAAGAAAGGGGCATCAAACGTAAGTCCATAGAATATATCATTAGAACGCATTTGAACTTTCATATCTAACTTATTGTTTCTGATTGAAAAGTTTAAGTACATAGTACATACAAAATCTTTATTACCTTTAAACTGGTATTTTGGCTGATTTAAGAAAGCAATTGCTTGTCTAGTGTTCTTGTCTGCTTTAAGAGAATCGACTACCCATTGTAATTGTTCTCCGAAAAGAAGAGAACCGTAATTTGAATTAATTTCGTTTGTTCCAGGATTTGTTATGTTTTTCCAGAATCCAGAAAATTTATTGATGTAATCAATATTGGTATCTTTATAAAGGTACCATGCTAATTCACCGGCAAAATAGCGGAAATCGAATGGCCTTGAGATTGTATTAATAATGGGCATAGTAGGATTAAAAGTATAACTACCATACATTAATTCTTTAACTTTTAAATCTCTTGGATTTGAATCTGATTTATTTAATTTAATATCTTTAATAATTTGTACAAGTGTTTCTGCGGCATTCATTTTATTTATTATTAATAGTTAGTACTTTATATTCGTTCCATGGTGAAAGTTTCTTAATTAAAATAGAATATGGTAATTTGTTCTCTTTACAAAAGATTATATGATTATTTTACAGAAAGTTTCTCATCTCCTTTTTTATGAGATATTGTGTAGGCTTTATTTCCTTTAACAATTTCTTTAGCTAATATGCCATCAGCTAATAGGTCTTCAACATAAGTTTGAATTGCTCTTTTAAGAGGTCTGGCACCATATTGAGCATCATATCCATGTTCTGCTAAAAATACTACTGCAGTTTTTGCAATTTTAATAGTATACTCTTGCTCAGCCATTCTTTCAATTACCTTTTGAATTTCTATTTCTGCAATTTTAGCAACGTCTTCTTGTTTTAACCCGTCAAATAATACTATTTCGTCTAGTCTATTTAAGAATTCTGGAGCAAATTTGTTTTTTAGTTCCTTTCTAATAACTGTTTCCATTTCCATTTTATGGGTAGCAGTAGAACTTGAACTTGAGAATCCAATTCCAGCTCCAAATTCTGCAACTCGCTTTGCCCCAACATTACTTGTCATAATAATAATAGTATTTGTAAAGTCAATAGTTCTACCAAGAGTATCAGTTAAACGACCCTCATCCAAAACCTGCAATAAGACATTAAAAATATCTGGATGTGCTTTTTCAACCTCATCAAATAATACTACCGAATACGGTTTACGTCGGACTTGTTCTGTTAACTGTCCACCATCCTCATGTCCTTCATATCCCGGAGGAGAACCAATAAGTCTACTTACATTAAATTTTTCTTGGTATTCAGACATGTCAATTCTAATTAAAGAATCCTCGCTTCCAAAATAATATTCAGAAAGAGCTTTAACAGTTTCAGTTTTACCAACTCCAGTAGGTCCAATAAACATAAATGAACCAATAGGTTTTTTAGATGAACTTACACCAGTTCGGCTTCTTTTAATAACTCTACATAGACCTTCAACCGCAGTATCCTGTCCGATAATCATGGCTTTTAATTCATTTTCCATATCAATAACAATTCTGCTCTCGTCATCAGTCATTCTAGTTACTGGAATTCCTGTAGATTCTGAAATTACTTCAGCAATATCTTCATAAGTTACTGCTTTTTTATTTAGTCTAAGAGTCTCCTCCCATTCTTTGGTTCTTTTTGATATATCTTCTCGCTTACTTATTTCAAGGTCTCTTAATTTCCCAGCTTTTTCATAATCAGTAGAATCTGCTGCTTTTAATTTTTGGGATTTTAATTTATCGGCTTCAATTTCAAGTTCTTTAATAATTTCCGGAATTTTTACCTCTTTTAAATGCACTTTTGCTCCAGCCTCGTCCATGGTGTCGATTGCTTTGTCTGGTAATTCTCTTTGTGTAATATATCGGTCAGATAACATTACACATGCTTTGATAGCATCAGGAGTATAAGATACCGAATGGAAGTCTTCGTAATTTGGTTTGATTCTATCCAATATTTCAATTGCATCTTCAAGAGATGGTGGGTCTATAAAGATTTCTTGGAATCTTCGAGTAAGGGCTCCATCTGTTTCAATATTTTCACGATACTCATCGATTGTTGTAGCACCAATGCATTGTACTTGTCCTCTTGCCAATGCAGGTTTTAAGATATTACTTGCATCTAATGAACCACTTACACCACCAGCTCCTACAATCGTGTGAATCTCATCAATAAAGACAATAACGTCTGGGTTTTCTTTAAGTTCATCAACAATATTTTTCATTCGTTCCTCGAATTCTCCGCGGTATTTTGTACCTGCAACTACGTTTGCTATATTAAGCGCGATTATGCGTTTATTAAGAAGAGTCATTGCAACTTTCTTTTCAACAATTCGCTGGGCAATTGCTTCAACTAGGGCAGTTTTACCGACGCCAGGATCCCCTAAAATAATTGGATTATTTTTCTTTCTACGAGAAAGGATTTGGCATATTCTATAGACCTCTTTTTCTCGGCCGATGATAGGGTCAAGTTTCCCATCCGCTGCTAGTTTAGTTAAGTCCTCTCCGAATTGGTCAATGAATGGAGTATTTGTTTTTTTGGTCATATTGTGTAGATTAATTTATTATGGTAATATTATAATATGCGCGGATCCCTGTTATGAATGGGTTATTTGATATTATTAACAGAACGTTGCACACATTCAGGACATAGTGATGCAGTAGTTTCAGGACTTACAACAGTCCAGTTCTCGCATGGTCCATCTTCAGGTCCAAATTCTGCCCATTTACTCTTTTCCGGTTCGGAGTTCTGACAAATCATCGATATGACCTTACGGCCTTTAACTTCAGTTTCTTTAGTTTTCCACATAGTATATTTATTTTAGATTTATATTGAGTAATTCCAATTTGTTTCAGGGTAGACTTAAAGAACCTTTGAGTTGAGTGAAAATTTTTATTTCTCTAATTCAGGCCCAAGCACACCCTCCTATTGCGTGGGAAAATTTGGGTTTCAATCGCAAAAAAAACTAAAAAATCTACCAGAACGATTGACCCGTTGAGGCCGTTTGAAATACATAAAGTTACATTGAGGGACCATTGGGCGGCCCTTCTTAATACCCATTGTTGTGCGCTATCCGTCACAGTCCACTGAGTCACTTTATAGAGGTATCAGAATGTGTGTCCCTCCCAGTACCCTTTATTAATAACGACGGTATCCCTATAGGGGTTTTTAAATATCCAGTTCTATATGTTGTTATAGTTCTCTCCTTATTTAAAATCCCTACAGCACGCCCCCACCCCGCCCCTTTGGGACCTTATGGGATAGGAGGGACTCTTTTTTGTTTCTATAGGAATTTTTTGGGATCTTAGAGAACCTTTGAGGGTTTGGAGTACCTCAGATGGGTGAGAGTTGGGTGAGTCACCGTACCTTTCACCTTCGAGACTTGGACACCTCTTATATCCTCATAGGGCCTTTTAGTTTCAATGGGGTCTCCTTATTTTCACAGTACCCTCAGGTCAATCTGAGCCAACCATCCCTTATTGGTAACCCGCTTATTGGTTAATTATAGGTTCTCTGTGTATCTAGTAACGGTGGTAACGGTTCTATCGGTTCTTATTGGTATTTTTGGACACTTCCGGACGGGATAATTTTTTGGGTAGGGGCAACATTGAAGTACTCTGAGGGCGGGATGGACCATTGGCTACCATTCGAGGACCATCGGAGAGCCATTGGGCTGGGAGGGTACTTCAATGCTTGGGGGGACCCATTCCCGGCCAGGGATAATTCGTCCACTTATGTGAAACACATTTATCAAAGGTCTATATTAGTTAGGAGTGTTAGAGAGTCATGTACCCCTTCCCTGGAGCCCTACAAAAAAACGTAGACCCGGCTTTTTAATTATTTGCGATCCGGCCCGCAGGCCCTGTAGTGTCTAATCGGCACCGGTATTGAAGGGGAGCGCGGGGCACTCCAGAACTCCTCGGTTCACAGGGTCCTACCGGTGGGCCTAGGCCACTGGATCAGTAGGACTCTATAGGTGCTATTTGTGCAGATACCTCTCCTGCATTGACCTGCAACAACCTGCATTGCCTATTGCAACTGTTGATTGGCGCATCATAGGTGTACACGTTGGAGTGCCTATAGGCATATTGTGTCTGTAGGGTATATTCAACCCATGAGGGCATTGATCCTGTATTGAATATTGCCTCTAGGCATTGAGCCGGGCATTGATCCCGGGATTGTTCCTGGGGGTTAATTGAATCGGGGAGTATTGATTTTCGGAGAGTTGAAACGGACCTTAGGGGCAGATATTCCCTTTTGCACATACTGAGGACCTAAGTATTGTTCTGGTGCAGTATACTGGGGACCATTAGGAGAACGGTCAAAACTTGTTATAGGGAACTTCTGAGGTTCTTTAACCCCGATACGCGATGGGTCATATGGAGGAGTTTGTGTTCTCTTTATAGGTTCACTCTCTGGTGCCCCATTAATATTTTCGCTAGGATTACCATTATTATGCCCGAAATCACTATCTATAGAACCCTTATTTCCGCCGGTTTTATCTCCCATCATATTGGCCATCTGTGCATCTATAAGGGATTCTTTAAACCCTTTGGATTTGGGTTGAGGTGTATTAGATAACTCTTCTTTTTTAGATGCTGTAGGTGCCTGGTCCTCTGCTGATAGGGTTTGTTTATCATATTGAACATTTTGGTTGGCTGGGTTATTTGACTTACGGACGCTATCACTTGTTGCCTTATTACCCTGTTGTGTTTGTTGATTAACATTGGCACCAGCACTATCTAGTTGAGAAGTATCTGGATTGGCTATATTGGAATTTCCTGGAGATGGATTTATACTGCTAGGAACAGATGATGTATCTGTCTTATTACTGGTTTGTGTCTTAGCAGCATTTACTCTATCTGATATACTAATCTGTTTTATACCTATCTGCATATAATTTGTCTAGTTCCATTTGGAGCTTTCTGATTTTTAGGAAGTTTGTTGGATCTGTCATTTTGGTTTCCAGTATCTCCTTGTTAAGTTGAGCAATCTTTAATTCGATATCCATGATAGGGTGTTTTAGTTATACCTTATATATTAAGCAACTACTGGAACTTGGTAAGGAACGTATGCTCTATCAGCCCAAGTACGGGCACCTACTGCTGTATACTGTGCTTGGTTATAAAGGTTTGTATTTCTATATAGTTGATTAATAGTACCTACTGTTAGGTTACCTAATATAGTCTCATCTATTAGGACGATTTTGTTCCCTTTACGGGCGAATATAGTTAAATAGGTGTCCCATCCCTCTGGTTGGAATTCAACTGTTTGTAAGGCACCTTTCTTATATGCTGTGATTATTGATTCTGGGTATTGTATGAAATACTCGTTATCATAGCTTCTACAATCTGTTATGGTCATCCAACCCGCTCTACATTTGGAAACTATTCTGAATTTCCCTTTGGTATTTGAGTAAGCTCCTAATACGTTTACTGTGTTGATTCCGGCAATGTTTACTAAATTTGTCATAATGGTGTCTTTGTTTTAATTAGATATGTAAATATAATCATTATTTGTGATTCCGGAAACTGTTTGCGCAAGTATTTTCAGAAAGTTATTAACAATTGTTGTTCATAAGTTTTTTGAGAAACAGTTTCCGGAATCACAAATAATGATTATATTTACATATGAAAAATAGCAAAATGACATAACAGGCTGTACAGCACCAAGAATCGGAAGATTCGACACGGGCGGTCCTTTAAACCAGGGGAGGAAGAGTAGACTCCAGTTCGTCTTCTATTTAGAGATCTGAAACGCCACTAGAAACTTTAACAAAAAATTAACATAAAATAGTTTCGGTTCTTGAAACTATTGATTATATTTACATATCTAATTAAAACAAAGAACTATGAAAATCACCATCAACATCCTTCCAGCCTTAGGTACCCTAATCGCGTTCGGGGTTACGTATTCCTTATTAACTGGAACCGCTCAAAAATTCGTACCGTTCGCTGGTACCCTTAATGAATTTGCAACTGCAATGTGCACCACTATGATAGGTGTTGGATTACTCATCTGCTCATTCGAAAAATTTAACAAATAATACTGAAACAAAACCAATTTTTAATATATAAATCTAAAATCTTATAACTATGGCAATTGCAACTCTTTCTAACACCTTAATTGAACAACGTAAAGTAGCTACATTGGAGGCTCAAAACCTTCGTAAAGTAGTACCTTTCCGCGATATCAATTTAATCGATGGAGAATCTATCGAATATAACGGTCAGAAAATCAATCTTACCAAATCAGCATTCAAAAACCTACTAGGTCTATTAGGTATGAGTAACCAATTTGCTCAGAAATTCGAAACTCTCTTTACTAAAGAGGCTAAGTCTCAGTTTATTAACACTATGAAAAATGCAATGGCATCTAATAGTGGTAAACTTTCTGAAGTAACCCTTGTACTTAACCCTATTAGTAAATCGGTAGTGGCTATCACTAAGAAAGACCAATTTGGTATATCTAATCAACAATTCATGGGAGTTGCTGAGAATATCATAGATAACCACGGTATGAACGTAACAAACTGGTCAGTAGACCCAGGAACTGGTATCGTAACCATTAATGCATTTAACCCTAAAGCGAATTTCGCAGTACAAGGTTTATCTGATGAGGTATTTACTGGAGGTGTTACTTTCCAAAACTCTCCTAAAGATGGTTTCCAAGTTCTTCCTTATATTAACCGTCAGTTTTGTACTAATGGTTTAACTACTGCTATGGCTCAAGAGGCTTATACTCTTCAATCTTTGGACCAAGGTTCTATGGAGAAGTTCTTTGAAAATATGAACGACTTACGTAAGAATAACTTTGCTCCTACTGGTTTTGCTGACCGCGTAAGAATGGCTCATAACACTCCTGCTTCCTTAAGCGAATTACAGTTTGCACATAACCTTATTGAACCATATGCTGGAGAACGTTCTAACACTTGGATTCCTTATGCTGAAAACATGAATGCATTCTATAATGCTGGTTTTGATAACATATCTGGTCAACAAATGAAACATGCTAAATCTAACACCTCAGTCTGGGCGTTAACAAATGCTATAACCCATTTCGCAACCCACGGTGCTGGTATTATCGATACTAACATGCAAGATTATAATGCATCGGACTTAATGGTTAAAGCTGGTAACCTATTTGGTAAAAAATCTTTCGATCATGAAAACACGATGCCAGATTTATTTGCTGGTCGCGAATTATCTCAAGCAGGTGCTTTATTGAACTAATCTTTGGTAGTCATTAGTTCAAGGGACCGAAAGGTCCCTTTTTTTGTGTGAAACTTTAACAAAACTTTAACAATAAATAGTTTCCGTTTTCATGGATATTGATTATATTTACATATCTAATTAAAACAAAGAACTATGTTATCACTTTCACCACCACTTTACACCTTTATTGCCAGAGCTATTAACACTCACGGTACTTATAACCCATCTGTTATTAGCTACCTTTTCGAAGAGGACTTAACGTCTAACCAATGGAACAATATCATACCCTTCTTACAATGGTGTCATGACAACGGTAAAATGTTTGGAAAAGGTAATTATAATGAGCGTTACAGAGAATTTCTTAACAGATAATTTAACAAAACTTTAACAATAAATAGTTTCCGTTTTCATGGATATTGATTATATTTACATATCTAATTAAAACACCACATTATGAAAAATCTAATATTATCTCAAATTGCCCGTTTCAGCAAAATGTCTAACATGGAAGACGTATTAACTGCAATGTCTGCATGGGGAATAAGCTATCAAGTTACTAATGCAGAGCCGAACGTAATCAGATACTGGTATACCTCAGAAAGAATAGAAGGTAAATTGTGCTTCTAATTGTTAATAACTTTAACACTTAAAGTTTTCCCGTTTCAAACTTATTGATTATATTTACATATCTAATTAAAACACCACATTATGAACAGACAATCTTACTTAATCCGCACACAACCTAACGAATTCATCGTTTTAGTAAACACGAAAAACCCAATTGACACTATCTTAATCGAGCCAGGTCATTCAAAATATACTTGGGTTAAAAACCAAGACCAAAACCGTATTATCAACATCACCGAAACTGGTAGATGGACAAGTAATAAGGACTATAATAACGATTATGGGACCTCAACATCAGTTCAATCCCAAAACCCTTGCGCTCCAGTTGAGGTCCAACTAACCAAATTGGACGACTTAAATATCGATGATTCCCTATTTACCAGCCTTCCAACTGGAACAGTCTTTGACCAGTTTTGTTCGACTGAAGGTGGATTCCTACCTGGAACTAATATAATGGCTGCTGGAGCCCCTGGTGTCGGTAAAACTACAGTGCTATTAGAATTACTTTCTAAACTATCTGCTCAAGGTAAACGAGTCCTGTTCATCTCTGCCGAAATGAACCAGATAGATATGGCCCGTTACCTTAAACGTTTCCCACATTGGGGACAATTACCTATCCTATTCCTATCTGACTATACGGAATCTTGTCCAAAAGGGGTAATTGAAGGTGTACTCCTTCAAGGATGGGACGTTGTACTTACCGATTCATATACCGAAGTAAACGATACCATTAAGGAGGAATGTAACATGACCAGAGGTAAAACCGAAAAATGGTTCCTAGACCTAATGACTCAGCATAACAAAGGTGGTAACAGTACGAAAACATATACAACCTTCGTAACTATCCTGCAACTCAGTAAAGGTGGTAACTTTGTAGGTTCTAATAAACTAAAACACATGACGACCGCGATGATGATGTTGGACTGGGACGGTTCTGAAAATAGTGGTAGAAGATTCATGGAGTTCTCTAAAAACCGTACAGGTCAGGTCGGTAAAAAACTATATTTCGAATTATCAGACGGTGTTACATTCGACGAAGGAAGATATACAAGGGACCTATTTAACGACGAGGTCCTGGCTGAAGAACGTAAAGCCCTAACAGGAGAATCCAACGCCTTCGACAAGTTATTCGGTTTCGACAAGGATGCCGTACCTGAGGAATTAAAGACGATGGTAGAACTATAATATACCGGCTGGCACCCGAAACTGCCATTAGATAGAGATTCCCAGGTTGTGGTGGCCTGGGTTTTTTGTGTTTGCCGACTTGGCAGTTTCGGATTTCCAATGCAAATTTATTGGCCGGCCCTTAGGGAATTGTTTTCACAACAGGGGCAAGGGGAACCGGTTGGACCGGTAGGGTCGGTTGTATAGTAACCAATAACCCGTGGTTGGTTGCAACCAGCGGGGGTGCAGTCCCATGGTAGCACCAATGCCCGGTTGAGGCAGAATTGTTTTGCCCGCAGGGGCAAGGGGTAACGGGATTGGCGGTTGATTTTAGTGGTGCCCAGAGTGCCCTGAAGGCATAGAGAGGGTCCGGTGTGCCTCGGAGGGTGACCCAACTCGACGAGAGGTTTAAGGCCCTATAGGGAACATTGAGGAACCATTGAGGAACCATTGACTTGGCCCTATAGGGAACATTGACTTGGCCCTATAGGGAACATTGAGGGGCCCTTGGTCTCCTGAAGGTCTACTATATATCATTTTAATAAGAGGGGTAGAACTGGGGTACCTGGTTGACTGGGAATTGAAAGGGGTTAGGGAGGGTTGGTAGGACCATAAGGGGCTTAGAATCTGGACAGGTATGGGGGTTAGGGAGGAGGGGTGGATTCTTTATAGGGGGTTTATATCCTTATACTGTTATTCTTGTATCTGTATATCTATATAGAGATTGGGATGTTTTTGTTTTAGATTACTATTTCTATCGGTTTTTTATTGTGGGGGAGGGGTGGATTCCGGACGTGCCGGACCTGAATAAAAGGGAGGACCTTTAGGGGTCCTCTGTGTGGTTATGCTTTTAAGAGGTTTACTTTTAAACGGGTTTCTCCTAGGGCCCATGCCTTTGTAAGTCTGTGATGTCCGTCGTAGATTACAGGTCCTTCTGGGAATTGGATTACATTTATTGTTTTAACCTTAGTGTCCCTGAATATCATCTCCTTGACCTTATTGAGTTGTATATTAGGTTGAGTGATTTGGATATCGGTTGGGTTAATGGTTTTGGTTTGGGCGGCATCCCCGTACTGTTCCCATGTGGCTACTATTTCGTGACAGGGTCGTTTGTTCATTTTGAAGATAGTGTCTATTCGTTTTGCATCATCAAATATAGAACCCTTTAGAAGTCCTTCTACCTTTTGAAGGGCTTCGGTTTGTTTTTGGGATTCATTTAGGAATTGTTCGAATAGTTTTACGGGTTTCATAGTAGTACGGACTTTTTTGGTTTTAAGGCAACTACATTATCCGTTCTTATGTATTTGTCACCTTTTACTGGGTGGCTTCCTGCATCCATGATATTTTGGAAGATTATTCCATCTAATCCTTTATCTATGGCTGCTCTAACAAAATGGTCAGTCTTTATTGATTTAACTTCTGGAAATTGCTTGTATTTATTAAAATCTTCGGGTTTCATACCGAATTTTTTACATTCACTTTTGGTGGCCTCTTCAGGTAACCACCAACCTTCAGCTGTACTGAAATCAAGGGTAACAAATTTATTAAAGGTGATTTGGTATGGCCCTGTAACCTTACCATACGATTGTGCTATTATGGGACTATTCGTAAAGTACATTGGTTTATTAAAATCAACATCCCCTCCATGGTATAATGAACCTGTATATTTAGATTCATTTAAGAATTGTTCGAATAGTTTAATTTTTTTCATAATGTGGTTTTTATTTATTCTATTTATCTATTTTTAGATAGAGTTCTATGATTGAACTATGAGTCATGTATACTTGTATGTGTCGAGTATCGAGAGTCATATTGTGCTTGATTCGGGTTACTATCTCCTTTATGTATTTTTGAGGTACATATCCAGTGTCGACATACTTATTCCATTCCTTCTTAGTCATCCAAATTATGGTCTATTGTAGGTTCTTTAATGCTTTTTTCTACGAAATATAAAGATGATGTTGAAACCACAGCTGGTACGAAATCTGTTGTGATATTTATTGTGTTTTTACGGAAGACGATATAAACCAGTCCAGCATGAATTTGGTTAACTGCAGTTTGCATGTCTACTTGTAAGTCTTTTGGATTTCGGACATATTTTAATCTCTTTAATTCTGCTAAGACGTATGTTCCTGTTTGGTCTCCTTTTGCAATATTAAAAGTAATTGTATCTCCTGTTATCTGAGAAGGGTCTAATAGGTCAATACTTAATTCGATTGGTTTTGAATTTGGTCCTCTTAATATAACATTGGTATACCCTTGTAGAGTATTTTCAACTTTAGCGGCCTCTTCGTAGAATTTATTAAGGTTTTTAAAGTCAGTTAAATTACATTCACCTGACATAATAGTTCCCTTTCTGCCCATTAGATAATTTGAGGCTGTTGTCATTTCAGTAGAGAAGTATTTGCTAATATCAAATTTAGGTTTTCCAGCAGAATATCCTGTCAATTTATCGATTCTTGATAGTGTATCTCCGATTTCTCTCCAAAATTCAAAGTTACTAACCTTTGATTTTACACCAGCTCGGATTGCTGAATTTCCACTACTATAATCTTTAACTTCAAAAGTATCCTTTCCATTAATGATAACATCATAGCTTTCTCCACCACCTTGAATTACTGCACCTTTAATTAACCATGCAATAAGGGCTTCTCCCTTTCCAAGTCCGGTTGGTTTTTGGTCAAATAATTTACCAAGTACTGAATTTCGGTTTGAGTACATATTTGTTTTTAAGTCCTTTGGTGCAGTTGCTGAATATAAATATCCTGCAAGTTCTACTGATTCCTTTGGATTTAGCGATGCAAAATAATTTAAGATAAACGTTGTTGGAATTCCATTTGGATAGTTTTTTGCAAAATCTTTATAATTTGTAATTTTTCCTAGTGTATTAATTGCATTGATTAATGCCATATTTCCATGAAGAGATCCTGGATTATCCACCTCTCCTTGCATTGTATCTGCAGAAATCTTTGCCTCATTTAATGGGGAATCTATAGATTCCTGTATTGTTGGATTAGCATTGGCCTCGTTTAATGCCGCTTCAAATCTTGTTTTAAAATCTCCTACTGTTGCCATAATTTATTAGTGTTTCGCGAGATGTGTCTTGATCGATTGACCGAGTTCACTCTCTAATTGTTTTATTAGTTTTATATTGTTTCTATCGTCGTCGAAGAACGTGATATCCGTGTAACCCTGGTCAATAAACCAGCGCATTGCATCCTGTTTCCTTTGTTGTATATTTCCGGTGAGTCCGTGAACAGGGTCATTAACTGCCCAAATCAACTTTTTATCAATATGGAATCCTAAGTGAAAACGGAACCATTCGTATATCATGTCTCTATTATCACGTGCTGTAATAACTCCAATTGCAACTCCATTTTTGTAGTTTGTTGTAAGTACTTTGAAGTATTTATCAATTAACCGACCTGCTTTCATAATCTCCATAGATCTGAACTGGTCAAAATTAACCAAGTGGTTTTGACCCTTTTCATAGGAGTTAAACTCTTCTGGAGTCAGTTCAAAGGTTTTACCTGTTTTGGTGTCAGTGACTATAATTTTCGCAGGTGTGATCGCTATAGTATCATCGATATCGAAAATAAGAATTTTGTCTGTAGTGTAGGCTTCTTTTATCATAGATTTATATATTATACAAATCTTTTTGATTTTGTTTTGAACATTACAAGTATTTATTTTTAATTATAAAGTAGTGATTATGAACTATAAAGCGGTCCTACAATTGTTATTGGATTAATTAATAATTCTATTTGATCTTGTATATTAAACTTCATTTGATCGAGTCTTGATATTGATCCTTCAATATCTCCAACAGAGAAAATTGATTCTAACCATCCTTCTACATCAGATGCTGTTACTTCATTGTAAGGAGTAAAGTCTTCTGGATTTGGGTCTCCTATTGTGGTTGCTCCATAATTTTCAGCACTTGTTCCATTTTCATCAGTACCTCGATATCTCCAGTGTACTATTTGGATTACGTCTGATAATCCGTTTAAACTTACAGCTCTTTCTACAGCTGAAATTGTCCAATTAAATGTTGTCATTGTTTTATTTGTTTATTTTTATTTATTAGTTATATACTCTTATTTCTATTGGATTTTTTACCAATACATTATCCTGATTACTATTTGTTTTTACAGTAGTTAGGTTTATTGCATTATTGCTAACTACTTGCCAAAATAAATTTATATTATCACCATAATTATTCATCGTTTGACCAATTCCAAAAATACAAAAAACTTTATTAATATCTGGAAATATTCCAGTTAATGTTCCGTCATAAGCACCAACTCCTGTTCTTGTCCAAATCAGTGTTCCTCCTCCAATTACAGCAGTTGATCCTATTTGTTGATACCCTGCAACACCACTTGCAATACTTCCGTTTAAATAGAAATTTACAGAACTACTACCGCCACTACCGCCTAAAGCAGATATTTCGCCATTTGCTATTGTTATATTTGTACCTGCTGTTACGACTGTACCATTAGCGGCTAGCAACTCTGCATCGCTACCTCCTGTTTTAATAAAGGAATTAGCGGCTATGTCTCCTTGTTGATTTATCGTTAACTTATCAACTCCATTTTTATTAAATTCAATAACATTTCCAGTTGAGGATGTTCCGCTATTTATTACTAACCCTTTACCAAATAACAGGCCCGTATCTACAGATATTGCTGTTCCTTCAGGTGTACTTGCAAATATTGCTGCTCCGTTATCAGAAAAAGCCTTAAGACCAATGCCATCTAAAGAAATTGCTTCTACCCCTATGCCTTGCTCTGTTTCAGCCCGTATTGCCGCGTCAATAATTGTAAATTCCGTTGCTGTCACAGATAATCCAATTGTGCCGGCAGGGGGGATAATAATAATTCCCTCTGTAGTTGTATTTCCTAATTCAGTTACTTGTTGAAGAGTTTGATCCCCAGTATTAGTCCCACTGGTATTATTTATTACGGTTAGGTTAGCATCTGTAACGTACCTCTTATTTGTTGAGTCCGCTATGTCTGCTGTTGTTGCGTCTGCTCCTGCTGTTACAAGACCCTTAGAGTCATACGTTATCTTTGTCTTCGTGGCCCCAGTTATTGGTGCGTTTGGTACAACACCTACATTTGCATTAGGTGCGATACCCTCTAGCTTAGACTTCTCTGCTGCTGAGAACAGACCAGCGTTCACAGTACCAGCTAGCGGTATTGTTGCATCGGATCCAGTATCACTGTTTACAGTTCCGTTAGACACGCCAGGTGTGTACGAAAGATTCGTAACCCCAGATGCTATCTCAACATACACGCTGCCAGTCCACCTGAACACTTTGTTGTTGTCTAGCGTTATGTATATAACACCAGTCGCTCCAGGTATTGGAAGTGCTGCGTAGTTCGCAACCTCTATCACGTCGTCCACGAATGATGGAAGCTGACTTGCTGGAACCTTACCGTTTACCAGGTCTGCCTTTAGGTCTAACGCGTCCTGTGTCGCATCTGATATGTAGTTCTCAATCTGGTATTTTTTTATTTTTATCATGTTATTTAATCTTTTATTAATCTTACAGAGAAACCG